CCTCTTCCGATTTCTCGGAGATTTATCTTTTTTTTGATTATGACTTCCACAACAGGAATTATACGTTGGAGGAGCTTAACGTGAGGATTACGTCCATGTTGTCTGTTTTTGACAATGAGACGGAAAATGGGAAACTTTATATCAACTATCCCATGGTGGAATCTATCCGTTATACCAAGTTGCTGCCTGACAGCCAGTATTGGAGTTATACGGTATCCCGTGATTCTTGTGCATCTTTCAAAAAAATATCGGATTCTTTTTCGGATTACCAGAGCCTTGACTTTATCTGCCTTCCATCGAGGCGTGAACCGACAGAAAGCGAACTTCTGAGATGCAGGAATAACTGGAGTCTTTTGAAGGTCCAGAATGTTTGCAAGGCTAATTATATATGTTCCGGCCAAAATTGCCTGCCGGATACGAAGGAAAGTATTTCACAGAGGTCTATTTTTGAAAATCAAGTCAAAAAATTTGTGAATAGTGGAAAAGGTTGCCATGTGGGCATCCTCAATGCTTTTCCTCTTTTCTTATATGAATATTTTCCTTCTTGATTCTTTCTGTCGGCGTATGCTTTCCGTTACATCAGATACGAGGTATGATATATTTGTTTTTTTCGACATGTGGAAAGAAATTTCCGGGGGTGTTATGAGGTATCAAAAATAATACCTATATTTGCAGTGTGATAGAAATAATATAAAACATGCCGGAAATATTCAGAGCCTTTGGCTTTACTTTTCTGTTTTTCAGCCATGACCACGAACCTATACATGTTCATGTGATTGGAAAAGGTGGCGATGCAAAGTATGTGTGGAACGGAACAGAATTTGCGTTTTATGAACAGCATAACATAAAAGCAAACGATTTGAAAAAGATAAAAATGATGATAGACGAAAACAGTGACCTTATCATAAGGCATTGGAATAGATATTTCGGAAAGGAGGAGAACAATGAAGATTAAGAAAATTTGGTTTGACGGGGACTATATCTATGGAATGGACGAGAGAAACAATACCTATCGCCAGTCTCTATTATGGTACTCTAAATTGAGGAATGCAAGTGCGGAAGAACGCGAGAGGTATACATTCAGCACAATAGGCATCCATTGGCGTGAGCTTGACGAGGATGTCAGTTTTGAGAGTTTCGGGTACGAAGATGCAGAGCCGAGCAAATTGCAACGTTTCTTCCTTACCCATAAGGAGATAAATGTGTCTGAATTTGCAAGGCTGATAGGCATAAACGCGGCCCTGCTCCGTAATTATATCAACGGTTTCAAAAAACCATCAAAAGAGCGTGAGGGACAGATATTGGAACAAATACACAAGATAGGAGCTGAATTTATGGAAGTGGTGTTTTAATTTCGAGACCTTTGACAGCGTAGAGAGTTTGATGGGTTACAGTAGAAGAAGGAGGAACACCCCGGGGCTTATTGCCCGGAGCTCTGTTTGTTTTGCTTGCGCTTATGCTTCTGGTAGAGTTCGCAGTTGCGACATGAGAGGGGGAGGTAATAATGCACCGTCCTGTCTTCTTCCTGCACTTCGTCTTTTTTCATTTGCTGTAGGTCGGCGTACTTGGCAAGTATCTCCACACGCTTAGGGTCTGTCTTAGGCAGGGCGAATGCGGTCTTGAGCATTTGTTGGAGCACGTCTTCCTTGGTGAGCAAGCGGGTCTCTTCGGGGGATTCTCCCTCGCTTGCAGTTTCTGTCTCGGTTACTCTCTTTACGGCTGCGGAACGTAGTTTTAAATATTTGGCAAAAGCCGTATCGGTAACGGTCTTCATCAACTGGTCGTTGTTGTACTGGTCAGAAAGGACGGGTTTGAGCTGCCCGGTGACGATATAGGCATCGGTTTCTTTCCATCCCAGTGCCATAAGGTCGGCCATGGCTTTTTCAACTATGGATATTTTCGCTTTTTTGGCCTCGGTGTTGAGCTTACGTGAGTATTCTATCATGACGGTTTTATGTTTTGTTTTCCGGAAGTTGAAGAATTGTTTTTCGCGGAAGCCAGTAACGTGGCTTTTTTCTTGGCTATCTCGTCAGCCAAAGCGGCTTCACGATTCTCCTTGTTTTCTTTGAGTATACGGTCATACTCGGCATTGGTTGTATAGATGGTTTCGAGTTTTTCGGCGGCAGTCTGCACGGACATGAAACCATTTTGTACGGCTGATGCGAGGTCGGCCACGACGGCTGAATTATTGATATGGACGTAGGGCTCGATGTAATAGCGCATGTTGAGGTTCCCGAATGCGATGGTGTTTTCCGTTTCCACACCATAACCATATGCAAAAAGCTCTACCATGTCCCTCAAAACATCCTGATATTCCGCAGCATCAATCATTGCCTTTTCGTAGGCCGGGGAATATAATATCTTCAATGCGGCTGCGGGCAAATCCCCGGATTTGAGTTCAGGGGGGATGACTGAAAATGATTGTTCGTATATCATCTTGTAAAGTGTATCTATCTGCTTCATATAGGATTCAGATGCACTTTGAGAAGAAAGATATGATGCCTTGTCATCGGTCCCCATAGAAAGGGTCTTGATGGTTCCGTTAAGGTCGTGCTGAATGTCCACGCTGTCCCCCTCACTTTGCAAGATAAGTATAGGTTCGCCAAACGCCTGGTTGTTGTGGGCCATCTGAGAAAATGACATCTCATATCCGTCGATGCTGCCTTGAGAGTGAGACCAGCATGCCCCCTCTTCATCCCTCTTGTATGCCACAGGTACACGTTGGAATCCATGCGGCTTTTTCTCACCGACTTGTACATACCCGTCAAGTCCGAATATTCCGATGACCACGTCGTAAACGGTACGCCCCTTCCCCACTCCTTTTTTATAACGGTACATGTATTTCTTATCCCAAACTTCAAGCCATTCAGCCGTGGTGTTTCCCTCGTCGTCATAGTCGTAGTAGGAACGTGCGAAAAGCGTCAGTTCCCCCGTTATGGAATCATAGTGCGGATAGAGCGTATCCCCGTTCATGTAAGAAAGTGACTTGCACCCCAATACCTTATTGGAAAGATAAAAGACCAAAGCCCCATCGCCAGTCTTCTTTACGGAAGAGGCCAGTTTGTAAAATTCCACCTCCATGTCTTTTTTAAGCCAGCCTTCACGGAAAGAGAGGAACTTCTCCTGTTCTTCGTCCGTCGGACATGCCGCACCCAGTTCAAACTGTATGTCATTCCCGCAGAGATGTACAAGTTGTTTAATCGTAATAATCTGCTGAAAAGCAAAAGCATATCGTGGAACGAGTTCCTTGTATATACGCCTTATCTTTTTCCCCGTATCGTCTCCGTTCTCGTCGTACACGGTTTCTTCTTCCTCGCGATAAATGTCGGGATAAAAAGCCGGGTCGTTAATGGCATGCCCCGTGGGATAGTACTCACGAATGAAGTCTGCCTGCGTGACGATTTCAAATTCCATATTGTCTGCCGGCATAAGGGGTTCTTCAATGGAAGAAAACCTCCCGTGCGATATGTATCCGGACGGACGTATGCGCTTCCACGTACGTTTTGCCTTGATTTCTCTTTTCTTCATATTATCTGTAATTTAATGGGTTCACATATCTCAAAAGTCCTTTCGGGCGATGCCTTCCCGGCTTTTTTATCTCGAATATCATCCGCATAAAAAGGGACTCCATATAGTCGGGAGAATGGCCAACGAACTTTTTCATATCCTGCTTTTTTATGAGACAGAATCCTTTATCGGATGTTTCCTCACTGGCCCGGATACATTTTCTCTCCTTCATAAGAATCTGTTTGAGTTCCCATTTCTCAAACCCCTTTCCGGAGTATTTGCGTTTGAGCAACCTGGGATTGATGGAAATTTCCCCGTCAATAAGCTTATGGGCAAAAAGGTAGGCACACTGCGACTTCACGTTGTCGTAGACATAGCGGTATTTGTCCTCCACGGCCTCCCGGTTGTTGAACGGCACGGCCCGCCGGAAGAATCCCTTGAAAGTCTGTCCCAACCCGTTAAGGTCATAGGTGAAATTTTCCTCTAACACCCCCCACTCTTCGAGTTTGGCTTTCACGGACGAAAGGGAACCTTTGCTATCGTGACGGCAAACGAAAACATCTTGTATATGCCATCCACACCAAAGCCATAGCACGAGGCTGTCTCCTCCCTCAAAGGCCACGTCGCATGAAGCATAACGTTTCCCTCCAGTAAGTTCCGGCATGGAGAAAAACTGCTCCATGTCGTGCATCTTGATGATGTCGTCACCCACGTTCTTGAAATTGCAGTTGCCTTCCAAGTCGCGGGCACGCTGCTCTTCGTCCTGCTGTGCAAGGTTGGCCACATAATTGGGGTCGGATTCGGTAAGTTTCTTGTTGTCTTCCAACCTTGCACGTGTAAAAGTGACGGATTTGGTAAACATGCGTGCGCGGTCGTACCCCATTTCCTCATATCCTCCGGCTTCATACAAGGGGTCTATGATAGACTTGCACTTTTCATACACCTCTTCCGGCGTGTCTCCCCAATAGATAGTCTCTACCGTATTGCCATCCATGAAGCAATAGCGTATGACCCCGTCGCGTTCCGGTATGGGAAGTCCATCCTCCCCAATCCACCAGTCTATGAATTTCCGTACCCAACTATCAGGGTCAGGGTTGCACGTTCCCCAAAAACGATTCCGCAATCCAAACGCATTACGGTTGTTGGTAATAAGGTATTTAAACTTTTCATAACTTACATGAGTAATCTCGTCAATGCCTATATAGTTATATTGGCGGCCCTGAAACCGTACCCTGAAATCATCGAATCCTCCGGAAAAATAAGAAAACTGTAAATTCCCTCCCTTATTGAAGTTCCATGTCATGTCATTGATGGAACGGTTATAATTACCATGCTGTGAATAAAGCATATAAGAGGTTTTTACCAAATCCCGAAGGTCGTCTTTCTCATTTCTTAGAAGAAGTGCGCTAAAACGGGGATTATACACGTCTTTCAGGGCTTCCATAAGGAGGGTAAAAGACTTTGCCCCTCCTCGGTTCCCGCCAGTGATGAGTATGTCTACGTCTTTGGCAAGATTCTGCTCCTGCGCACCGGGCTGCGCCACGATGCAAAGAGGGTTGTTTTTCCCTTTGTCCCTTTTCCGCAGTCCTTCCACATATTCGTAAGCGAATATCTTTTCTCCTTCTACCGTATAAAATCCTTCTTCGTACATAATCAAAAAAAGGCCTGCAGAACATACATGTGCATGTCCTTGCAGGCCTTGTCGGCTCTTTTCTTATTATGGCTTGTGCAAATATAGTAAAAATCATATTATTTTATACTCTTTCATATAAAAATATGATGATTTATTTTGTATATTCCATTTTCATTCTTATATTTGTGGCATATTCGGAAGATGAATGTTGAAGATACGAAGCAGAGTGAGTATCCGTCAGGATGAAATGGCGCACCAAATGGCCACCTGCCCGCTCTGCGGACAGAAATTAGGAGATGTGACCTACTTGAAAGGCGTATTGATATTACGTGTCAAGTGCCGAAGGTGCAAAAAGTATGTCGATATCGAGGTAACAGGAACAGGAGAATAAAAATATAATAACCGATAAAGGCCAAAGAGCCGTATGGATGCAAAAAGCGTCTGTACGGCTCTTTTTTTTGTTTGATACTTAAAAGACGAAAAGAATGGAAAAAGAACAAATCTTATCCGAGATGGTTGCGAAGCTTGGAAAAACCAGTTTGTCGCAGCGTACAATTTCAGGCTACGTGGAAGGTAACCTGCCGACTGATGGCGTTGAGCCAGACGATGCGTATTGGCAGAAACATGTGGGGTTTCTGAAAAGCCTTGACGGGAATTTCAGCCATGACGTAGCGCATGCCGTAGATGAGTTCAAAAAGAGCTACAAGGCAGACGGGACGGACAGTGGTGACAGAGGCACTAAAGGTGGCTCTAATGATGATTCCGGAAATGCGGGAAGCCATGAAGATGCCTTACTGAAACGCCTTGAAGCCATGGAAGAACGGCTCAAGGAATCGGAAAACCAGGCAAAGAAGGAGCGTATGCGCAAGGAAGTATCAGACAAGGCCGAAAGCCTGAAGGTAAGCAACAAGGCTTTGTGGAAAGATGCCGTAATGATGGTTGAACTGAACGACGACACGGATGCCGGGAAGTTATTGGAAGAGACCAAAAAGGTCTATGAAAGGAAACTCAAATCGTACATCGGTGAAGGGGCGACACCTTACGGCGGAACACAGAGACAAGTTGGCGTACATCAGGACACGGAAGAAGCCAAAGCCAAACGCGAAGCTTTCAAAGCCCGCATGGAAGGCATGGGCCGTCTTCCGAAAAGAGAGCATTAAAACAGGATAACAAACTAAAAAAGGTAAGAAGATGAGGTTTCAGGAAGGAACATTCAACACCATCGGCCAAAGACAGGCACAGTTTGGCGGGAATTTCCCTGTATGGGCTCGTGTACGCGAACTATACAAGGGAGGCGGCAAGATAGACGCTTCGCAGTTTGCCCCCGGCACTGTTATCGGTGCCGGTACGATGGTGAAATTCAACGGGTCCGGCCAAGAAGTCGAGATTATCACCGCCAACGGTGTAGAAGGCGTGAAGGAAGTGGACAAAGTTACCGTAACGAGCGGTTGTACTACAAATGGCAACGTCGGCATCAAGCTTAACAACGCCTCGGTGGTGAACATTGCTGTCACAACCGCAGAAAACACCCCCGAATCCGTGGCCGCAAAAATCGCAGCCGGTTCGTTCAGCGGTTGGACAGCCAAACAGGACGGTGCAAGCGTGATTTTCACCAAGTCGGCTTCAGGACCATGCGCTGCCCCAGTCGTGGAAGTCAATTCCACAGGCGTGAAAGCCACGGCAGAAGTCGTAACGGCCGGTGCGGCAGCCAACGGTTCATTGGATGACGTGAACGGGCTGATATTCGAGGACGTATGTATTCCGGAAGGTTGCATACTGGCCACTTGCGCCGTAGTAAGAGCCGGACGTATTTATGCGGACCGGGTGAACGGAGGCGGTATTCCGAAAGCTGTAGAGAAACAGCTTCCAATGATTGAATTTGTCCGTGAAGATTAAAAAAGGAGGCAGATTATGTACACAAGAGGAAAAGAATTTTATGACATTGTGGCCAAAGGCTTGGCCTCCATGGGGTATGTAGACAAAAATGGCGTGAGTGCACTGACCTATTTTATCCAAGACATGTTCGCGGACAAGTACAATGCGGAATCGACTTTCGCGCAGATGGGCTTCCCATTGAACCCCAACCTGCCTATCCGCCCGACTTACGAGCAGATAGAAGCCACCATCCGCCCGTATACCATGGGTACCTACGTGGACATCGACAGCGACGGCAACACAAAATCGACAGATGGGCTGAGCCTGAAAATGGGCGGTATCCCGACATTCAAGCATGAAGTTGTACTGAGCCGCAAGATATTGCGCGAGAAGATGATGCTCATGGACAGCATCGGAGGCAGCACTCCGGAGATTGAAAACACCATCATGGACTTGCTGTTCAACGGTTTGGACGATTTGTTGGGCGGCAACTACAACACTTTCCGTTACCAACGCCACCAAATCGTGTCGAACTTCGGCAAGTTGGTGATAGACGCAAAGAACAACCCCGGCGGCATCCCGTTGGAGATAGATTTCGGCGTTCCGGCGAAGAACAAAAAGGTATCGAAATGGTACACGAAGAACGGCAGTGGAGAAGTTTCACAAGACTCAAAGGTGACGAGCGGAGAGGTCGACCCGATAAAGGAAATGCGCAACATCCGTTTGGACAGCCGCAGAAAAGACTTCGCTCCGGAAGGCCATTGGGAGTGCTCGTTGACGACGTATGAGGATCTTATCGCATTGCCCTATTTCCGTAAGATGTATGTGATGTACGTGCGTCCGGACATCACGGACGCGGATAATATCACGGCATTCGGCGCTTTGGTAGACGACGACACCATCAAGACATTCATTGAATCACGTATCGGAGCGAGAATCGAGGTGGTGGACAGCATTTCCTCGGTGGAGAAATTCAACAAGGAGAAACAGGCCATGGAATATACGTACATGGACAGCTTCAACGAGGGCGTGCTTGTCTACGTACCGGACGGTGCGATAGGAGACGTGCAATGCGGCAAACCGATTTACATGGAAACACCGGGTGCGCGTGTGGCATTGTATGACGGGGGACGTACTTTAATCCGTCAGGTTTTCGAGGACGAGACCATGACGCAGGTCATCAAGAGCGAAGTGACCGGACTGGCAGTGCCCAACAAGGTACGTTGGATGTATTATCTCACCATCAAAGGGTAAGGCATGACGAGAGAAACGTCCCATACGGAAACCCAACGCACCGTGGAAGAATACCTTCGCGGTTGCGTAGGGTTTGACATAGAGGACAATGCCATCGCCACTATCCTTGAAGACCGTGGAATCGCCCCGGGAACCCCGTCAAAGGAGTTGACACGAAAGCAAAAGGAACTTTGCAAGGCAGACCTGTATATGTGGTGTGCCAGCACGCCGAGCATAAAAGGAAGCGTGGAAGAGGCTCACGGGACTTGGAAACACAAGGAGGGTTCGACAGAAAGCAGTGCTTACGACAAACGCAACCTGCGTATCATGGCAAACGAAATCTATAAGAAATATGGGGAGAACGTGGCGGGTTCCACGATAAAGTTGCACGCAAGAGGAATGAGGTTATGGCCAAGAAGGTAGAAAATCCGGAATTTCCACACCTATGTGTAATCTATAAGGTAGAAGGAGAGACTTCGTTTTCGGACGGAGAAAAGGAAACCGTATATGCAGGTAAATGCTTGAAATACGGAAACAGTTCCCTCCGCAGCTTTAAATCAAACGGAGTTTACAAAGGCGATTATGGTCTTGACATCCCCGGCCTGATAGATGTATCGGAAGGTGACTTGCTGGACTATACAGCCTTCGGGAGAGACCACAGGGAAGGAATACTTGTGACTGGCGTGGAGCATTGCGGATGGGGGACTACGGTATATTTCAACCTTTCTAAAAACTAAGGATATGAGTACGGTAAAGACAATGAACCGAAAAGCGTTTAAGGCCGGTATGAAAAAATCCCACCGGATTATCCATACGCACGTTCAGGACATCCTTTCTTCCGCTTGTGAGCGTTTGCTTGCGGATGCAGTACAATCCAAGGAGTTCCAAGGTTTCACCGGAAATACTCAGACTTCATACGCCTGTGGGATATACATGGACGGTAAGTTGGCCTATTGCAGTTTCCAGGAATCATGGAACCGACCTCCCGTAAGACTTAAAGTGGAGAAAGGAAAGTATGTGTATCTGTCTCATCCTTACGAGGGGCATGCCAGAGGAGTGAGAGGAAAGACGGATGTGGACAGCCTTTATGGCTCGGACACTTCGTTGAACTTTCTAAAAAGCTATACAAATGTCCCGAAAAAAGGTTTCTCAATAGTGATGTGTACGGGTACGGAATATTCGGAATATATCGAATCGTCACGTAACCTGAACGTGCTCACGGAAACATGGCAACGTGCAAGACAGATGCTGCTGCAAAACCTAAAACCCATACCGCAATGAGCCACGTGACGAAATATTACATTTCCGAAGTCTTGGAAGAGGTATGCCAAAGGTTGGGCGGCATTTCGGAGCATGTGTTTCCTGAACATCGTCCTGCGGCCGCAGGGAAACAGATGAATGATTTCATTGTGATTTCCCTCCCTGTATCCATTGAAGACCAAAACGCCTACCAGAAAACCACCCTGCGTATAGAAATAGCAGTAAGGAACAGAAGCCAAGGCGTAGCACATACAAAGAAACTTCAAGAGATGCTGGACGGAGTGACCGGAGAGTTCCCTATCGTGACCGAAAGGTTCTCGGCAGTCCGGCCTTTACTTGTCTTAAAAGGCGATGACGGATTAGGCTTCACGATATGGAACATACAAGCAAAACTTATCGTAAACACCACGGATTCTTATGAGCAAGAAAATTAACAGGATAACACCATTAAATGAAATTAGCAATATGGCAGGATTGACAGTAACAACAGCGTTGACAGACTTAAAAGTATTGTTCAACGACTTAAAAGAAGTGTATTTTAAAGCCGGTGAAATCAAGACCACGGATTTGGGTTCCGAAGCCCTCACCATGGACATGGAGCTTCCGGCATTGGATGATGGGGTGACGTTCGACACCGGTTCGGCCGACGTGACACGCGTAAGAATCACTACCAAAGCAGTATGGACCTCCAAGGCTTCAAAAGGAGACCCAGACATTACGTTCCAAGTGGCGAGCGTGGCGGGTGTGGTTAACGACCTTCTTATGGAAAACAAGAAGACCATTGCAAGTGCCACCAATATCATCAATGGAAAGACCTATAAAGGTGCGGCCTACAGTCTTTCTCCGAAGAAGGTTACCGGAGCCCTCCTGATGCAAAGCGAGGACAGACAGACCATCATCATCCTTCCCAATGTGGAGATGTATGCCAACTTCGTAGCGGCAGACGGGGACAATCCCGCTTATTTCAACGTGGCCGTGACCCCGTTGGAAAACAGCGAAGGTGCCGACATCTTTATTTTGAGTGAAACGGTTGGCGCATAACCTTCATAGGAGGGAGAGGATTACGGGCGGTGGCAATATGAGCCGCTGCCCTTTTTTGTTAAACTTATCATTACTTGACCAGATGAAAAAGAAAAAGGCGGTAAATCCCCCTACGGAAAAAGAGGAAGCACTTTTGGATTCCATCGTTGAAAACAGCAAAGACACGGTTGAAATACGCGGAAGAAAATGGCATGTGGAATGGATGAGGAACGGCACGAAGCGTAAAGTAACCCACATCATGCTCACGGAAAAAGAAGACGACAAGGTGAACAGCAAATGTGCCGCCGCCATCGTATTGAACGGTTATTGGAAGATTCTGTTCTTTTACTGGTTCTTGTGGCGTTGGTTCTTCTACGTAATGCAATACAGTGACGAAGAACTTCTCCCACTTATAGAAACAGGTAAAAAAAAAGTACGTGTGGAGGGATATTGCGCCTGTACAATATTACTGACCGAGATGAAGGATACCGTAAAGTCGATGACGAGGGAGGAAGTAAATCGTATCCGTCAAGAGAGTTTTATGGCTCTGCGTGGTCGGCAGGAGAAAAACATCCCTTCCTGACACATCCCCTCAACCTGTTTTTCGGAATATGGGTTGTCCCTATGTGGGGATACTATTGGGTCCATACGGCTGCCCAAATCGAACTCGGACTGATAGACTGCCCCATCATAGTTTATGAAAGGGAAAAGAAACAGAAAGGTGGAAAAGTAGATGGACCGGAATTTGAAAAGGCGGATGCCTTGGATGTGGTTAATAAGGCTGACAAATGGCAAAAGAAATATGGGAATGCCCCCAAAGGAAAAGGTGTAAGAATCAGCCTTGAAGGACTAAAAATGTTGAAAAAGGATAACGGAGGAAAATAGAATGGCGGATTTGGGTCAACTATGGTTTTCATTGGGTATAAAAGACAATACCCAGGCAGGTATAGAAGAAGCTATGAAGCGCTTCGACAAGCTGAATGCCAAACTTAAACTGGGTATAGACAAGAATGTTTTCAGGAGTGCCATCACGTCGTACCTGAAGGGACAGGAATTCAAAGCCCGCATCACCCCTACCCTTCCCAAAAATACCGGTAAACTTTCCATGGAGGTGAACAAACAGACTTTGAGGGGAAGTATCAATGAAGCCTTGAAAGGCAAGGAGTTCGAGGCAAGGGTGAAAATGGTAGTTGAAAAGGCAAGCGTGCAGGATGCCATCCGGCAAGCCTTCTCAAAAGCCGGGCTGAATTACAACACCACGGCCAGCGACGTGCGGTCACAAAGAATCTTGGAAATACAAGCACGCATGGCCCAACGTGCGGCCCTATCTCAAATACAGCTTGCCGCAGCACATTCCCGTGCCCAACGTGCGGCTGACTTGCAGGCTGCTTCGAGCGAACGCCTGAACCGTAGAATGAAGAGCGGAACTAACATTTCATCCCAACTAAGAAACCAGATAGCCAACCTGTACTCATTGTACACCATTGAACGTTTTGCCACCCAAATCGTAGAAATCGGCGGTGAGTTCCAAAAACAACGCATAGCCCTGAAATCTATCCTTGGTGATGCCGGAAGAGCGGAAACGATATTCGGAAAGATTCGGGACCTTGCGGTAGAAAGCCCCTATACTTTCAAAGACCTGACCGGCTACACCAAGCAGCTTGCTGCGTTCTCCATTCCTTACGAAGAACTTTATGACACGACCAAGAGACTGGCTGACATATCTTCGGGACTTGGTGTTGACATGGGACGCCTTATCCTAGCCTACGGACAGGTACGCAGTGCAGCATTCCTCCGTGGACAGGAAGTAAGGCAATTTACGGAAGCCGGCATCCCTTTGTTGGATGAGCTGGCTAAGAAGTTCAGCATGTTGGAAGGACGAGTTGTAAGCGTGGGAGAAGTGTTCGACAAAATAAGCCGTAGAGAGGTCCCCTTCCAGATGGTAAAAGACGTACTTTGGGATTTGACCAAAGAGGGAGGAAAGTTCTATAATATGCAAGCCGTCCTGACAGAGAGCCTTTCCGGAAAACTGGACAAACTCAAAGACAGCTATGAAATCATGCTTGCCGACATCGCCCAAGCCAATAACGGAATCATCGGAGGAAGCCTTGACCTGCTTTCCGAACTTACCGGACACTGGAAGGAAGTTGCTGAAGCCATCGGCTCCCTTATCATAGCTTATGGGTCTTATAAGGCTGCCGTAATAGCCGTAACTACTTACCAAAAGCTGGATATAGCCTTGTTACGGCAGGCGGCAGTGGAGAAACGACTTGCGGCAGCAGCGAGCATATCCCTTTCAAACGCGGAAGCCGTGTCCGCCGCAAGAACCAAATTGCTGACATTAGCAAAAAAGAGGTTGATAGGCGTACTGAAATCATTATGGTCAGTGACCGCTGCAAATCCATATTTTTGGGTAGCAGCAGGCGTAACCACTTTAGTATACGCTGTGTACAAACTGATTACCGCCGCGAGCGCGGCTGAAGCAGCCAATGAGGCATTCAACCGTTCTATGGAACGCATAGGCCAGACCATTGACAATCAGAAGAATAAAATCAACGAGCTCTTGAATGTCATCCGAAGTGCAGATTCTTCTTCCCTACAGAAGCAAATGGCCTTTGATGAGCTTTCCGTGTTATCTCCTGCCCTGGCACAAGCCTACGATTCCCTGAAGAAACTGGAAGAGGCCGACTTGACGAACGTGAACCGTCAGGTCAGCGAGCTGGCCGATGAAAGCCGTTTGTCCATGCTCAAAAGCCAAGCAGATGCCTTGGAAGGGTTGGTCAAAGAATTGTCCAAGATGAACCGCCTTGCAAGCATTGGTGCAGGTTCCGGTGCCGGGGATTATGCGAAACTCCGTTCGGCATTGAAGTCGGAATATGGCATACAAGGCAGTGTAACGTGGGATGTCGGCGACTGGTCGGAGGCGGCGCAGGAGGTGTTGAACAATATACGCAGGGAAATAGAGAAGATAGAAGATGCGAAAAAACGCATTTCCGTGCCCACAGAAATGGATGTGAGGCTTTCAGAATCCAGTTACCGGAACGCAAAGGAAAAATTCGACTACCTGAGTGACTTTGCCACCGCGATGAAGAAGGAGGTGGAGAGCACGATGTCCCTGAACGTGGACGGTACGCATGCGGAACGTGACACGGACAGCATCATCACCGAACTGGAAGGGAAACTGAGGGCGATGGAGGGCATTCCCCTTTCTGTGGAACAGCAGAAAGTGAAGGACGGCCTGCAAGAGACGTTGGGGTACATGAAACGGTGGAAGGAAATGGGCATAACGGGCGGTACGTTCACCATCCCACTATTTTTCGACTTGAAACTTAGTGATTTGGAGAGCGAGACGGAAAATGCCAAGAAGAAGTTCAATTATCTTACCGGGCAGTGGGAGGAGGCGAACAAAGAATTCGGGACCTTTGCAGAAAACCGCATGAAAGCTATAAAAAAATGGAAGGATGCGGAAAAGAAATACAATGAGGCCAAAAGCGCAAAAGACATCACGGACAAAGACGGTTTCATCATCAAAGGCTATACCGAACAGCAAGATCGTCTCAAAAAACTAAAGGATGAGGTGGAATCGGCCAAAAAGGAGGCGGAATCTTTCGGCGCAGACACGGGCAAACCAGCACAGCCGGACAAAGACCCTATGGCGGACTTGTGGAATGAACGTATCAGACTGATAGAAAAGGCCATATCCTATTATAAGGAATGGTCAGAAATAGAAGGCAAGGAAAATGCTTCCGAACGTACCCAATCCAATCCATTATTCTCCTCCGTAAAAAGCTATCTTGACCTCGGCATAGAAAGTCCTGAAAAAATCTGGGAACAAATACGGGAAGAACTCGGAAACAGCAAAGGTCAAAGGAAGCTTTTCGTAGACCTCGGATTCAAAATAGAAGATTTACGTCAAGGGGAAGAAAAAAAAGAACTGGACCGCAATCTGAAAGAAATTGAGAAATATATCTCTGAAAGTACAAAGAAATGGGATTTGTTCAAAGATTTATCCGATGCAACAGGTAACCGAAGCCTGGCCGGCCAAATCGTTTTCGGCGGTCTGATGGAATCAGAAAACCTTGGAGACGAACTGAAAAAGAAAATCGAAGAAAAACTCAGTGGCACAACCTTTTCTTTTGAAGACGTACTCGGCATGGACGAAAAAGGGCTGGAGGACAACGGACTGAAAACACTTGGCGGGCTTGTGTCCGCCTATCGTGAAAATTCGGAAAAGCTCAAAGAAGAACAAGTGAAAAACCTTAGCGAGCTTATCAAAAACCACAAGGACTATGCCGCAAAGATAGAGGAAATAGAAAGCAACCTACAAAAGGACTTGAAGGACATTGAAGGGCGAAGAGCAGAACTTGAAACAGGAGGTGTGGATGTTGAAAGCTTGATTTCGAGCCGTAAGAAAAAAGCAGAAGAAGACAAATCTTCCGTATTGTTGGAACAATTCAAAAAAGAATCCGATTGGGCGAATATCTTCGACGACTTGGGGCGCATGTCTACGAGGACGATAGACGACATGATCGAAAGAATCAATACGTTCTCCCGATCACAAGAGTTGTCTGTGGAAGAGACAAAAGAGCTGATAGAAGCCATGCGCAAACTCAGGGAGGAGTCCTTGGAAAGAAACCCGTGGAAAGGCATCTCCAATGCGTCCAAAGAACTTGCAAAATGGAAGGAACTGCAACATTATCTTGGTAATGCTGAAGAACTTTCATTCTTTGACAAGGAATCAGGAAAAACCGTAAAATACACCCGTGCACAGATTGAAAACGGGATTGTCTCCTCACAAGAAGACATGGTGAAGTCTATAGACCATGTAATAGACGGATTAGAGGCCATGAATACAGCCGTATCCTCCGTTTCAGGCATGTTGGAATCTCTGGGAATGGAAGGCGCAAGTGATATTACCAATCTCATGGATGGCATTTTCAGCAGTTCAAACTCAATGGGCGGGAGCTTCCAATCCATAGGCAAACTGTTTGGGGTATCAGATGCCGGAATATTGAAAAACCTTGGGTTCGTAGGCATGGGTATCGGAGCCGTGACGGGAATTATCGGAGGAATTGCCAAACTTCATGACAAGAAACTTGACGAGGAAATACAGAAAAGTCAAAGACGCGTAGAGGAATTGCAAACCGCATACGACCAACTTGGGAAGGCCGTGGAGCGTTCTTTCGGTGCAGCCACAGATGCGGCAGAAAGAGCGTTGTCCTCGTATGAACAACTCGCCGAACAAGCCGAACGTGCCGGAAGCAAACTAAGCGCAGCCTATTCGATGCCATACGATGTGCTGAAAGACGGAGGACGCAGCATGATGAATGACCTTCTTCCGAAGAGTAAAATGGAAAAATTTATTTGGAACGGAGGAAAATCACACGGCTTCGCGGCTTCACTGAACTTCACAGTGGGCATCGAGAGAGAGGCATACGAAGCCTTAAAAGCAGTGGGGGCCGGAGAAAAAGGTAGTGAAGACAATGTCTACATGGCCCAATATGCAAGCCTCGTAGGTCAACGTCTGGAATTACAGAAACAACTGAGTGCAGAGGAAGATAAAAAGGATTCTGATCCGGCCAAGATACATGACTATCAAGAGCAAATCGCCGAACTGAACGACCAGATTACTTATTTTGTACAAGACACGGTGGCCTCCCTGTACGAGCTTGATTTACAAGACTGGTCGAAACAGTTGAGCGATGCACTTGTAGATGCCTTCAGAAACGGAGAGGATGCAGTAGAAGCTTTCGAACAGACGGCGAGCGACCTCCTTTCAAGGGTAGCAAGCAACATCCTGCGCATAGGTATCCTTGAACCGGTGATGAAGAAGCTGCAAAAGGCGCTTTTCGGGGAAATGGACGAGAATGGGAATTATCAAGGTGGAATCATCAACCTGAATGATTTGAACGGAACGATGGATGAAGGGATGAAATATCTTTCAGACTGGTTCAATACAGAAGGGAAAAATATTGTGGAGGCCATGAACAACGCTTTCCAACTGCTAAACGAAAAGAGCGGTGGCCTTTTAAGCAAAACGGAAAGCGGAGGCAGCATGCGTTCAAGTATCCAAGGCGTGACGGAAGACACAGCCGACCTACTGGCTTCCTATATCAATGCCATGAGAGCCGATTTGAGCGCACAGCGTTCTGTCATAGAGAAATATTGCGGAGAACAGTTCCCCGAAATGACCCATCTGGCAGAAGCACAGTTGCAGCAACTCCAGATTATCGTTAAAAATACGGGAGAGCACACAAGGATAGCATCAGAAATCAGAGACATGCTACGCAGTGCCAAACAAAGCAAGTCTTCTGGTTTCTGGATTCATTAAAAAAATATCATCATGAACAAACTGAATGAAGAAATAATGTCCGGGGCAAAAGCCTGCGGTATTTGTGAAGAATGGTACAATATGATGAAGGACGCTGACAAGGACGGCCTGCTCGACATGTACAAACGAGGAATAGACTTCGTAATCAAGCATTCATTTCCTGAGAATTCATACCTCCTCTCCCATTCCACAGATGAAATCCGGCACAAACATCTGATATTCATTGACGAGACTGTACCGGAAGGAGGGGGAAACGGGACTTATGTATTCAATGGTACATGCCGAGGAAAGATTTCATTCGACCGGTATTCTGCGTCTACACTACATATACGGGACAAGAGCCAAGTCGTTATCTCGGCAAAAGGGCTTTCAAAAGTTTTTATAAACGTGTATGACCATTCACGTGTGGAAATCATACAGGAGGATACTGCTAAAGTATTTGTTTACCTTCATGGAGAGACATGCCATATTTCTTCCCATGAAGAAAGCTGCGGAAATGTTTTCATCCGCAAGAAATAAATAATATAAAAATATGATTATTTAGAAAATAATGTTATATTTGCATTCGTAGAACAATAGTAAATCATTTGAAGGCCACAGAGCCTGCCCCATGGGATAAAACCTTTATGGGGCAGGCTCTGTTTTTCTATTCAGACCATGAGTAAGGCTTACACCATATTGATTCAAAAAGAGAAAGAAGGCGCAGCGGTGAAGGACACGGTAAGGGACTGGAACATCGCCTGCACCGACATACCTTTTCTTCCGGAAAACGAGGCCAAAGAACTCCCGTCACGTGACTGGCCGGATGAGGACGGTGAAGATACGTACCGTCCTGAAACCATAAAGATGAAAGCATACGACCTGGATATCTCACTTTGTTACAAAGGAGACCTTGGAAGTGCCTATACCCAAATAGAAGAATTCATGGCATACCTTACCGGGAGGGACGGAGGAGGTACATTTTTCAAAATCTACAGTCCCCATACACTCATCGGAAGAGGCGGTTGTTACATGAAACAATTTGCCCCTGACGACTTCTGGAAGGGAAACGGAGAAGACGTGTTGGAGTTTAAAATCACCGTAAGGGTAACAGAACCTTGCGGTAACATTATTCTATCTGCATGAAATACGAAATATTAGACAAGACAGGTAAAAATAAACGTTGTACGGTAACGAGTTTGGAATACAACGGAGAGTTTATGGGTGAAAGCTATGTACTCTGCAAGGTGGAAAGCGAGGTGCCCATAGATTTTCAAACAGGAGACTATCTGGAATACCGAGGAGAAAAATATGAAATAAACTACGACCCCTCTGTCCTCAAAAAATGCCGTGCAAGTTACAACAGAGACGCCTTCACATACGACAGCATCAAACTGAACAGCGCAAGCAATGACTTAGTAAAATGCCTTTTTCTGGACTATGTAAAAGAAGATAACCTTATACATTATTCTTCCCTGCCGAAATTCAGTTTTTTCGCCTCCAACGTGGAAGACCTCGCGGAACGTATACAGGCCAATTTGGACCGTTTATACAGCGGAGACAGAAAGTGGACAGTTAAGGTATCCCCCGGATGCGGAGGAAAGACGGATGTTTATGTTGCGGCAGAACAAATCAACGTGTGGACCGCACTGGGATATTCTTATTCAAAATTCAAGGTGCCTTTCATTATAAAAGGCCGCACCATAACTATCGGTGCTGCATCAGAAACTTTAAACAAGGTTTTCAAGTATGGCAAAAATAACGGACTTTACGAAATAGAGTCCGTAACAGAACAAGATGCGGACATCATCACCAGACTTAAAGTTTATGGAAGCACAAGGAATCTACCCAACCGGTATTATAATAACCTACGAGAAGCATACGCCATAGTAGAAATCAGCAGAATAGAATATGAGCGTATCGACAACACCCATGCCAAATGCAAGATATTCAGCGACAATGCACCGGAAAAAATCGGTACCTGGAGCGAAGTGCGCATCAATGGAGAAGTGCATAAGGTGGCAAGCCGACAAGAATTCGATGACAATGTGCCCTCTCCTAAAGAGTGTACGTTCATTGAATTATCAAAAGGGAAATACGAACTCTTGTCTGTTCCGGTAACATACGAGGAACACCATAACGGTCTGAACTACGAAATCAAAATGCTTTGGCATGAAGCGATGATCGGTACGGAATGCGAAGTATACGTAGAAGGTATGCTCCGTTCAACTTTCGAGGTAAGAAACAGCAATAACCGCAGCCTATGTTATGACAAGGCATACGCCTACGTACGCGACATACTTTTAATCCCAGCAGAAGAAATACCTGATTTCAATAGTTTCATGTCTTCCGCGAACTACACGGACCACGGTGACGGAAACCATGAATATGACTTGAAACTGTACCATGAGACAAGCGTGGAATATGAGCTCGTCGAATCTCCCTCTCCTACACGATTTGAAATCTTGTACGCATCGGAAACAAGCAAAATCGGAGAAAGTTTCCTCACCGGAAATCATAACGGTTCATTGCTACCCAATAATATGTATGCCCCCAATCTGATGCTTCCCGATTTTCCTTCTATCACACTCGACCCCTATATAGACAGCGACAACATTGAAAAGTACGGTATACGTGAAGGTTGCGTGTTTTTTGACGGAAGCAATGATGAACTGGAAGAGATATTTCCCTCCATAGAAGGCATGAAAGCGGAAGACCTACGGGATGCGGGTATAGATGTGTCGTTGGCAGAAGGCGACAACGGGAATTTGGATGAATTGGCCGATGCCGAAAAAATACAAGACGACGGAGCCATTACGCCGGGAGATATTATCCCCACCTTCACTGTCACACTGAAAGACGTGGGATTCGACCTCGCCCAAGAGATAGGCGATGATTCTTCCATTAGCATGAAAAGCGGATATTGCAGCGGACGTGAATTTAAAATCAGGAATTGTGTTCCCACAGAAAAGAACGGGGCAAAGTGTTACCTGCTAAGGTGTGAACGCGCGGAAGATGAATCCAATAAATTGTATTATCCTTATAAATCATACCCACTGCAAGCCGGAGACAAATTTGTAATTTTAGGAATAGACTTGCCAGACGTATACGTAAAGGCTGCTTCACAGAGGTTATTACGGGCAGGAAAAGAATATCTTTCCGAAGTAGACCACATGAAACATACCTATTCCCCAAAAATAGACGAGATTGCGATGGCTCGCCAACACGACGAAGCCATACAATCCGGAGGTATAAGCCTTCACGACACCATCAAGGAGGGCATGCTGATAAGGATTTCCGATGAGGACCTTTTTAATGAAGAGCTACATATCACTATCGACACCCTCACCATAAAGGAAGGGGAAAGCCTGATACCGAGTTACGAAATCACCCTCAAAGAGGCCAAGGAGGAAGGCACACTGGAGCGCATGCAAAACAAGATTGACGCTATTGCATCCGGAAACTCCGTAAATCATGCCGGTGGGACGATCGTCAACCTGCAAGGGAATTACCTGAAAAAAGATACGGAAGATGCCGCTACCGCCCTTATCAGCTTCTTGAAAGGCTTATTATACGGGAATTACAAACCAGGAGAAAGCGGAGGTGCACTGAAAGAAGACGGAAGTGCAGAGTTTGATAGTGCCACGATAAGAAAAGGACTGAATATCGGCGAGTTTTCAAGCATAAACCGCATAGGAGACGCTGTTCTCAACTCCATTTCATTGCGCAACCTTTTTCAAATCGGGAATTTCTCATCCGGCGAATCGGGCGGTCAAATCTCGGACAATGGCGCGGCGGAGTTGGCCTCTTTGTTGCTGAGGGGCGCATTGGAGATTGGAAAGTATTCCGCAGGGAAGTCGGGCGCGAAGATTGGCGAGGACGGTGCTGCGGAGCTGCTGAGCGTGTTGGTGCGTGGACTGGTAACTGCACAGGGCATACAGTCGCCGGGATTCTCGACAGGGGCATTGGGCACGGGGCTGTGCCTGAAAATGGACGAGAACGGGGATTCTTATATCGAGGTGGACCGCATGCTTGTGCGCAAGGTGGCCGAGTTCATCCAGCTTGTGATTCAGGAAATCAAGCACGTGGGCGGGCAAATCGTGCTTACCCCAGCCTCGATGAAGTGCATCCGCGTGGAAGACACGGGGAGTGCCTACCGTTGCTATTTCGAGGCGACGGACGGGGAAAAGACGGTGGAGAACCAGTTTGTCGCCGGTGACCAGGCACGCGCCCAGACGTTCAACGTGAAGGAGGGTGTGAACGAGAACGTGAAGAACACTTATTACTGGCGTCTGGTGACGGGCGTGGGTGACAACTACATAGACCTCTCGAAGACGGACTGCGACGCGGGGAGCACGGTACCGTCCGCCGGTGACGAAATCGTCCAGTTGGGAAACCGGAACGACGTGGCCCGACAGGCGGCCATTATCCTTTCGGCATACGGGAACGATGCCCCTTATTTCAAAATGTACCGGGGCATCAACTCTTACAAACTGGAAGGCAAGGAGTTTGTCAACCTCTCACGGGAAGATGTCATGATTATCTCCGACAATATAAAATTGTCCACCGGAGAGACGGTGAAAGAATACATCAACGGCGCGGTGGGAGACGTACAAAGCAAAGTGGATGAAGTGAGCGGAAAGGTGGAGGACGCGGTGGAGCGTCTGGCGGAGCAGCAGAATTACATCGCCGCCCTACAGAAGATCATCGAGGACTTGCAGGACCAGATTGACGGTGTAATAGAAAGCCACTATGGTAAAACCGACCCGACAACCTCCAACTACCCGGCGAACGAGTGGACCACCGAAGAACAGAAACAGGCACATTCAAACGACACTTATACCAATCTCAGCACGGGCAAGAGCTGGAAATGGGTGAAGGACGGTGACACGTGGAAATGGAACGCCATCACGGACACGGCCACGGAAAAGGCTTTGGCCGCAGCGGCCAAGGCACAGGATACGGCTGACGGCAAACGCAGGGTATTCGTCAGCCAGCCCACCACGGGGCAGGCTTACGACGTGGGTGACCTTTGGGTGAACGCGACTTACGGGGAGACGTACAAGAACGACCTGCTGCGTTGCAAAACCGCCAAGAAAGAGAATGAGGCTTTCTCCATCTCGCATTGGGAGCTTGCCTCACGCTATACAGACGACACGAAGGCCAACGAGGCGGCAGAGGCCGCACGGGAGGCTGCGGAGGCCGCGAATGCGGCACAGGAAGCCGCCGACGAGGCCGCCGCCACGGCAGGGGAAGCCAAGACGGAAGCACAAGCCGCCAACACGGAGCTGGACAACCTGAAATCCGACGGCACGATAAGCCCGGTGGAGAAAACCGCGTTGAAGCAACAACATGCCGACATAAAGGCGGAACACGGGCAGATAACGGCGGAGGCCGGAAAGTATTCCATAAGCGTGACGGACTATGAGGACGCGTACAAGAAGGCCGATGCCGCGCTTGCCAAATACACTGCCTCCACTCCCGAATACATCACCGTGGAATCTGACTATTCGGACATCTCCGCCTATTATTCCAAACGGCAGACGATATTGGATACCATCGCCGCAAAGGCCAAGGAAGCATCGGACGCGGCGAAAAAGGCGGCAGACGACGCTGCCGCGAAGGCAGAGGAGGCGGCAGAATCGGCGAGCGAGGCGGCACAAAAGGCCATAGAGGCCAAGACTGCCGCGGACAATGCGGCCACGGCCGCGAAAAACGCCCAGACCGATGCCGACGAGGCGAACTCCATGCTTTCGGACATCGCCAACGACAACAAGCTCACGGCGCAGGAGAAGCAGCAGACCAAGAAGGAATGGGACGTGATAGTGTCCGAGAAGCCTAAAAACGACGCTTCGGCCGACAAGTTCGGCGTGTCCAAGACGGCCTACGGCTCTGCATACACGGCATTAAGCACGTATATAACGCCCCTATTGTCAGATTTAAGCTCCACGAGCAACATCACGGGCACGGAGTTCAGGGCGAAGTTCAAGGCTTACTACGATGCGCGCACGGACTTGCTGAACGCCATATCGGCCAAGGCCAAGGAACTGGCCGACAACGCGCAAGAGGCGGCTGACGCGGCGGCAGAGAGCGCCTCGCAGGCCATAGATGACGCGGCGGCCGCGAAGAATGCCGCCGACAAGGCGCAGGCGGACGTGGACGCCGAGAAGGAGCGCATGGACGAATGGGCGGCCGACGGCAAGTTTTCCCCTTCTGAAAAGAAGCAGTTGAAGGAGGAGCTTGCCAGAATCGACGGGGACAAAACGCAGGTCACGGACGGTTACACGAAGTACGGCCTCGGCACTCCCACGGCTTATAACACGGCTTACACGAACTACCGGACGGCCATCAACGGCGTGGTGTCTTCCTCTTCGGAGACCGTGTCCATCCCTTCGGACTTCGCCACGAAGCGCACGGCGTACTATACGCAGAAGAGTGCTGCCCTGACGGCCATCTCGGACGCGGCGAAGGCGTACGCGGACAAGGTGGTGGCGGGGATTGAAGTGGGGGGACGGAACCTGCTCAAATTCACGGGGGAAAACTTAAAATACACGGACTATACAAAAAGTGAAAGGGGTTGGGATTATAATAACCAGAACAATGCCACAATTTCCGTATCCGGGAACACATGCCATGCCAAGGTCGTGAAGCCGTCGAGCGGTGTCATAAATGTAAATTCTGGGGTACAGGTAAATGTTGAAGGTTCCTCGTTGTTTACAAAAGGGGAATATTACACTTTTTCATGTGATGCCAAGGGGAAGTCTTCCAAAAAACCTTCACTGGTATTTTTTTATAAGAAGGAAGGGGCAAGTACAACGGATAAATGGACAGCCTCCCCCCGGAAGTACATTGAATTGTCCGAAAATGAATTTGGAAGGTTCTCCAATTCTTTCAGGATTCCTGATAATTTCGAGAAGCCGACAGCCTTTGTCGTGGGTGCCGGCGATGATCCCGAGGGAGAGGTCTATGTGAAGAACATAAAACTCGAAAAAGGGAACGTTGCTACGGACTGGACACCCGCCATAGAGGACGTGAACGGGATGATAGAGGATGCCCAAAAGGCGGCAGATGACGCGGCGGAAGCGGCCAAGAACGCGCAGGCAGACGCCACGAATGCCAACAAGGAGCTGACGAACATCAAGAGCGACAACCTCATATCCCCTATCGAAAAGACAGCCCTGAAACAGCAGCAGGCGGACATCCGTTCGGAATACGGGGAGATTACTGCCAACGCCGCACGCTATGCCGTGTCCACCACGGCTTATAAGTCGGCTTATGACCTTGCCAACGCTGCCCTGACAAAATATACGGCTTCGTCACCGGAATATATCACGGTGGGCAGAGACTACACGAACATATCGGCATATTACGATGCGCGGAAGACCATCCTCGATACGATTGCCGCTGCGGCCAAGAAAGCTGCGGACGACGCGACGAACAAGGCGAATCAGGCTGTGGAGGACGCCGCGCGTGCGGGGCATTACTATCTGGACTTGGACAACGACGGCGGCCCGGTGTCGTGTGACGCTTCGGGGAACGTGACCGGCGGATTCCCGAGCAGCAAGGCCACGGTATATTATGGCACGGAACCTGATACGGGTTGGGCGTTTACGGGTGCATTCTCCGGATGTTCCGGAAGCGTGAACTCATCGACGGGACAAATCACGGTCACGGGGGTAAGCGCGGATACTGGCACGGTGACAGTCACGGCCAAGAAGAGCGGAAAGACAGACCTATCTGCGGTATTCTCTGTATATAAAGTAAAGGCAGGAGCGGACGGAGCGGACGGCACAAACGGAGTGGGCATCAAGTCCATAACCAACAAGTATGCCGTATCCGCATCGAACACCACCGCGCCGACATCGTGGAGCGATACGGTGCCGACAATGACTGCCACGAACCGTTATCTGTGGAATTATGAAATTGTCACCTATACCAACAACACGACAAGCGAGACCAAGAAGAGGGTCATAGGTGCATACGGGAATACAGGCAACACGGGCGCCACCGGGGCGACGGGTGTGGGTATCAAGTCCATTACGGAATATTATTTGGCCTCTTCGGAATCGAGTGGAGTGACAACTTCAACGTCAGGATGGACGACTTCGGTACAGGTCACTTCATCTTCCAAGAAGTACCTTTGGAACTATGAGGTGGTGACTTACACCAATGATACGAAATATACGAGCAGTCCGGTGATTATCGGTACTTATGGGGATAAGGGTGATACTGGTCCACAGGGAGTACAGGGTCCAAAGGGTGCTGACGGGACACCCCGCTATACTTGGATACGCTATGCTGACAACGCATCGGGTTCGGGCATCAGCAACTCGCCTACGGGAAAAACTTATATCGGGTTTGCTTATAACAAGACCACCGCCACGGAAAGCAACACCCCTTCGGATTACACATGGTCACTTATCAAAGGCGAAAAGGGCGACCAAGGTGTTCCGGGGGCAAAAGGGGCTGACGGGAAGACCACTTACACATGGATAAAGTATTCCGATAACTCGACGGGCAGCGGAATGTATGACACTCCCAAATCCACGACACAGTACATCGGCATAGCAGTAAACAAGACAACGGCCACAGAGAGCAATACTCCATCGGATTACACGTGGTCTAAGTTCAAAGGTGACGACGGTGCGGATGGGAAAGGCATCAAGAGTACCGCCGTGACTTATCAGGTAAGCACATCGGGCACCACGCCGCCCACGGGCACATGGAGCGGTACCATCCCTTCCGTGGCAGCCAACCAGTATCTTTGGACGCGCACGGTTATAACCTACACGGACAATACCACATCTACGTCGTACAGTGTTGGCAAGATGGGGGCTAACGGAGCCAAAGGTGACAAGGGCGATACGGGACCCGCAGGAGCTGACGGTGACGGCATCGTGTCGGTATCGAACACTTACCAGATAGGCAGTTCGGGCACGACGGCACCGACAGGAAGCTGGAGCTCAACTGTCCCTTCGCCACAGAAAGGTAAATACCTTTGGACGAAAACGGTGACGACTTACAAGAAGAGTGACCCGACAACGGTGTATTCCGTGAGTTATTACGGTACGGATGGTACGGCGGCCAAGTATGTGAGGGTTGCGGGCGACCAGGTGTTTATATACGCCAACAATTTTTCAGGGAATCCCACACCTACCTCCATTACGCTGACGGCCACCCTCACTGGGACATCCGGCTACCAGTGGAGCTATAAACAGGCGGGACAGACTTCTTTCACGAACATATCGGGAGCCACTTCGCAGACTTATGCCTTGGCACATAACAATTCGACGGTTTGGGGCAGCGCGAAGTCTGTGACCATACGTTGCACTTCGGGCGGTGTATATGACGAGATGACGATAGCCAAGGTTTCTTCGGGTACCAACGGGACGAATGGTAAGGATGGCACAAATGGCACGAATGGAAAGGACGGTGCCGCCGGTAAGAACGGCGCGGATGCCTACACCATAATTCTGGGCAATGAATCGCATGCCTTCCAAGGGACGACGAGCGCGGCCATCGCTGCATCCACGAAATGCGAGGTTATCGCATACAAGGGTGCCACAAGGGTGGCGGCAACAATCGGTACTATAACCGGAGCACCGTCGGGAATGTCCACGAGCATCTCAAGCAACGGAACCACATCGGCCTCGTTCACGGTGTCCGTCACTTCTTCGTTGACTACCGGACAGGGCGTGCTGACTGTACCTATCACCGTGGACGGGAAGTCTTTCACGAAGAATTTCTCATTTTCCGTGGCTTTCAAGGGCAACACGGGCGCCACCGGGGCGACGGGTCCCAAGGGGGATGCGGCTGTATTCTACATCATAGAGACTGACGTGCGCATCGTAAAGAAGTCTTGGGACAACAAGCTGACCCCGACGTCCGTGACTTGTACGAAATACAAACAGACGGGAAGCAATGCGAGGGCAACAACTACGGAAAAGACATTGAAATACCAGCGTGTGGGCACGGACAGCAGCGTACAGACCGCTGCAAGCGGAAGTTCGGTAACGGTATCCCCTACTTCTACGACGACCTCCATAAAGTTCTGGCTTTATGACGGGAGCACCATCATAGACAGGGACGAAATCCCTGTCGTGGGTGACGCTGTGGATGTTTATGAAAAGGTGCATGCAGAAATAACGGCTGCGGAAGGTGAAATCGGTTTATTGTCTACCAAGGTCACTACCGTGACGGATTCCGTAACGGGTCTTGAAAAGGAAGTGGAGACCAATACCGCCGAAATAAAATCCGCCAAGGGACAGATTTCGAGCACGGCATCGCAAGTGAGTTCTTTGGGCACGAGGGTAAGTACCGTGGAGCAGACGGCCAGCGGCCTCACTACTACGGTGAACGGCCTTAACGGGAAGGTGTCGAAACTGGAACAGACGGATTCGAGCCTGACGAGCAGGATTACCTCGGCGGAGGGAAAGGTGAGCACCATCGAGCAGAAAGTGAGCAGCATTTCACTGAAAGTAGACGGCATAGAGCCTGTGAACCTTTTCAGGGACGGTTCCTTCGAATCCGGGTATAACACTTTCAGAACATCGGGAAGCGGTAAAGACGACGTGGAGGTCGGCATATCGGCCAACGGAAAAGTGGGAAAGAATGCCATGATGGTGAAATGGCCGGGCAAACGCACAACGGTCTACCTTGAACAAAAGCCCTTCGTGAATCCCAATGCTACCTATACCGTCTCGTTCTGGATGTACACCAACGTAGCGACGAATTACCAGGCTTTCGTCGTCAATGCATTAGACAAGAACGACAACAACCTAAGCGTGAACGACTCTACGTTAAACATTGAAATCCCCGGAACCAAGTGGACACAGTTCATCCATAGGTTCACGACCCCGGCCAACACGGAACGCCTTGAATTTTACTTCCGTGCCAGTGCTAATGTAGAGAACGGAACGATTTCATATATTGACGGGTTCATGCTACTGAAGGGGGATTATCTGGACAATATTCCCTCTTATTTCATTCCTAACGACAGTGTGAACGGTGACACCCTTCTTTCTACGGGAATAGACATAGAGAACAAAAAAGTCATTGTGACGAGCGACCAGTTCGTCATACAGAACAATGACGGAGAAGTGACGGCGAGCGTGAATGAGGATGGTGTGCTTTCGGTGGGAAGCGGGGAGTTCTCGGGTTTCATCCGTACCATACCACGTATCATAACGAAGAATACGGGCGATAACGGAGATGTGGAGTTCAAGGACAATTACTACCAAATCAGCTTAAGCAACTTGTACAAAGGAGGCTTCATCTATGTGGACGTGGAATCGAACAGCTATGCCGGTGACGGAATCAAATTACCGTTGGGGCTAAAGTACGCCGGTGCGAGAGTGACTATCGTGAACAAGTATCCGGCCAAACGGCTTATCATAACTACAAGGCATGAGGCTTTGGACCCGGGTTACGGAGATTGGAGCGATGACGAGAACAATGCAATGCGGCTCGGTGGCGTACAGATAAGCCACGTGGAGATGGGAAATGTGAGCACACAAGGAAACAACCGTTTTGTGGAGCTGCTTGCCGTTCCGTATTATCTGGACGAGACAATAGGCAGCGTAAAGTACCAGGGACAGGTGGAATGGGTGGTACTGAACAATCAGGAGTTCACGACGGCCAACAATACGACAGGGGGAAAATATGCGAAATTCAAATAACATTATTCATTTATTAAAAACAAAAGGTTATGGAGATTAAGACAAACAGTACGAGGGTGATTTACAACGGAGAGACCACAACGGCAAATGCCAAGTACAACATCGAGTATGAGACGGACGGTAAGGAACTGAAACGCGTGAACGCCTTGGTGAACAAGGTGGAGGAAGTGGAGCTTCCTATGGAGGAAGGCATGCAGAAGGGCGTGCAGGAAACCCTGTTGGGCAGTATCTATTATGAGAACGGTTATTACACGATGTCGAACTTCCCGGAGAGTGAGGAACTGCCGAAGTACATATCGGATGCCATCCAGATAGTGAAGCAGATAAAAGAAGACGCTTCTGCCTGACTATTGAAACAACGGGTATAAGGCGGCGGTGCCTGCCTTACCCGTTTGCCGGGGTCTTGTCTTGTGGACCGGGGGGCTTTGGCATTAATTAGAAAAATGTATTGTAATGGAGAAAGCTATTATTGATTTTATTGAAAACCACATGATGAACCACATCATACTCATAGCGTTATGCGTGGCGGCCACGATAGGTGCAATGGCCGTGGATTTGGTCTCGGGGGTACAAAAGGCCAAACAACGCGGTGAGGCACGGACTTCTACGGGATATAAGAAGACGGCCACGAAGGCAAAGAAGTATTTCACGCCTTTCCTGACGTTGTGTTTTATCGACATCCTTTGTTGCGTGGTGATTCCCATTCCGGTGTTCTCGATGTTGTGGACGGCTTACTGCATTTTCTGTGAGTTTGTGTCCGTAAGGGAGAAATCATGGCAGAAGGAGGAGCTTCGGAAGGCGGAGAAGACGATGAGAGTAATCATTGACAACAAGGATGAGATAGCCAAGATGGCGGCAGAGCTTCTGTTTCAAAGGGAGAATGAGAATAATACAGTAAAGAAGGAGGAAAAATAAGATGGCACTTAGGAATTTGAATTTCACCCTTCAGGGTGACAGGTATGTGGCGGAAGAGACCGTGAATGCGGACTATGCACTTCATCTGGAAAGGAAGGCGGGCGGCGGGTTTTATATTTTGCAGCGCAGTTCGGACGATGGCATGTTCGTGTCGTGCCCGCTCCCGGCGGGCTTGTACAATCCCGGCCAGTTCATAGACTGGTGTTTCGGCCATGGCGTTTATCCGATGCACATCAGGATTGAGAGCATGACGGAGGTGACGAAGGGCACTATCAGGGAGGCGGAATGATGGAGAGGATGAACTTTTCACGGTTGAATATGACGGGGCTGGGAACAGCCCGCGTCAATTCTTCCGGTATCACGGAGTGCGGGGATTCGTATGAGCTTATTGACAATGCCTTGCTCTTGGAGAATGGGAAGGCTTGGCTTTGGACTGACGGAAGTCCCGTAATGATGGCAGAGGTGACGAGAAGGACAGTTAAGAAACAATTAAAACATAAGTAGTTATGGCAGTAGAAGGAAAAACGATATTACAGACTACGGAACGCACGGAGCTGACGGGGAAAGAAGGTATCCCGTTTCAGGAGGGGACGCAGAACGGGCACATGCTTCTGGAGAAAATCAAGGAATATATTAGTAGTGACGTCTATATTTGCCCCGGTGCTTTTCAAACAACAGAAGGATGGTCTACAACAGACGTAGAATCTATTGTAGGGAATTGGGATGAGTTTACAAAAGCTGTCTTAGGTAGAAAGGCAATTATCACCAGTATTTACTCACAAGATGCAGCCTATACAGGTATAGGCTTAACTGCCCAAGCAATTGAAGGCTACGCTTTATTTATTATGGTACAGGATAAGTATTTTGCATATTTAATTAGTGAAGACTTGGTAATCCTTCTTATTAGTGATACTGTGCTCTTTGCGAATTCTGTTGTAGATAATTTGAATAGTTTAGAAACTAAGCAGCCTCTCTCTGCCAACCAAGGTAGGATTCTTAATGAAAATATTTCGGAAATCTCAAATCCTGCCTCTGCGGAAAAGGATGGATTAATGTCGAAAGAGGACAAGGAAGCCTTTGACAATATGAAAGACGGCGGTGCCATCGAATATAAGGAGATTTCCGGGCAGACGGTGGATGCCGATGACCTTATCGTGCCGAAACTCACTGTAAGATACCTGAACAAGAACGCCTCCACAGCGGGAAACATATCGAATATACCGGCAAAGGGAGGCTTCGTTTTGGAATCAATGTGCGTGAGGTATGTGGATAAGGATAATTGCGGGTATATTCAAAGATGGGTTTCCCAAGCTACTGATGACAATCTCCTTCCATACTCTTATATAAGACAGTATGCAGATGGAGAATGGACCGAATGGCGTAAAGAAGTAGATACGTACATCTCTGTCAATGAACCTTTTCAAAAAGTGGGATTATATTTCAACACGTCTGGATTCCAAGTGGGAAACGTATCCAATTCTTCGGTAGTAAAAAATGGGTCTTTTGTCATTTCAATGGGTTATACAGCACTACACCTGACAGGAATTAAAAACAGTACCACTTATAAGGTTGTGTCGAATGCTTCAGTGGGATATTGGATGATGAAGACCTGCCCGCAACAATTCTTCCATGCCGGAAAGGTCGCAGTAAGTGAAGATAAAACAAGCGAATCGGCTGAGACAAAAAAACAATACGTGGCCGAAGTGGTATCCGTGAATGCGGAAGAAGAGACCGTGACGTTCTCAAAGACTCTAAACCCTTATACGGATTTCAATGATTATTCCGCGAAATTTTATGCTTATGTGGATAAAGCCTCATTTTCACTTGAGGCTGGAACCACATTCAATTATTCCATATCGGGCACGGAATGTGTGGCAGGCGGGGACGAATCCGGAAATTGCGTGGCTATTGGAGCCCGTTGCGTGTCCATCGAGGACAATTCAGTTGCACTCTGTTGGCAGACTGTAGCATTAAACTTCGCCGAGACGGCATTGGGGATATCCAACAAGTCGCACAAAGGGGATTCTGCGGACAAGCAGACATTGTTTTCCATCGGCAACGGGACGCAGTATTTCAACGATTGGGGGACGGCAAAACAGAAGAACGCCATGGAGGTGATGAAGAACGGTGACGTGTACATCGAAGGTGTCGGTGGATATGACGGAATCAACGATGGTTTCACAGCCCAATCCGTGCAGGACGTAATCTCCGGTTTGCTGTCGGAGGTTTCGGCATTAAAGGAGGAAATAGAAGCACTAAAGGGAAGCGGGGCATGAAAAAAGGGAGGCCGCCGCCTCCCTACACATTAACCTTAATCTTAATACTTTATGAAAACATATTAATTACATAAGCGTCCCTCGCGGGAGGCAGAAGCAAAGTTAAACAAAAAAGTGGAGATATGAAAGCAAGTAATTCATTGATCGAGGCGATAAAGAGGTTCGAGGGATTCCGGGGAACGGCTTACCGTTGCCCGGCGGGGGTGTGGACGATAGGCTACGGACATACGGCGGGCGTAAAGCGTGGCGACAGGATGACGGAGGGCGAGGCGGAACGGCAGCTCAGGCGTGACTTGGCGGAATATGAGGCATTCGTGGACAAACTGGGCGTGACAGAGAGGCAGAACAAGTTTGACGCGTTGGTGGATTTCGCGTATAACCTTGGGTGCGATGCGTTGGCCGGTTCCACACTTTTGAAGAAAATACGGGCTTGCGCGCCGGATGCGGAGGTGCGTGGGGAGTTCATGAAGTGGGTGTATGCGACTGTGGCCGGGAAGAAGCGGAAGCTGGAGGGACTGGTGAAGCGCAGGAAATGGGAGGCTGACAGGTTCTTTAATATCGCGTGAGGAAAAGGATGAGGTATGAATGGGGAAAAGGATGAGGAATACTGGCCGATGCTTGACGATGGCGGAGGAGACGACGGGAAGGGTTTGCCGCCTTGGTTGGTTTTCCTCGTGTTGGCCGTGGGTGTCTGGATGCTGGCGCGGGCATTGGCGATGTGAAATGAATGATTATTAACCCGGTGGCGGGGAAGCGGTCTTTGACTTGGTGGGATTGCAGTTAATGAAGATAAATAAGGCTTAACAAGCTTGGAAAAATGGACAAATTACTCTACTTTTGTTCCATTCAAATGTTAAAATATGAAAGATAATGCACTTTCTGTGGCTAATTATTTCATTGATTTAGCGAAAAAGGAGAATAAGAATCTAACACAATTAGGTTTGATGAAACGTGTCTATATAGCTCATGGATTCTCTTTGGCGATAAACAAGGAATCTTTGCTTGACAAACGTTTTGACAAGGTGGAAGCATGGAAATACGGGCCTGTAATTCCATCTGTTTACCATTCTTTCAAGCAATACAAGGCCGACCCGATAACAGAAAAGGCCGTTGTGATGGATTGGGACGAGAATAATTGTACGATTTCATTTCCGGAGCCAGTGTTGGAGGGTGACAAGGCAAAGAAAATTGTTGAGATGGTATGGAAGCGTTACCGTGATTTTACGGATGCTGAAATGGTAACTTTGACGCACCGAAAAGGTACGCCATGGTCTGTTTGTTATGTACCGGAACAAAATGTTCCTATTCCGGATGAAGTAACAGCCCTGTATTATGAAAAGCTTGTTGAAACGGTATTAAAGTCGCACAAGTCATGAAAGGAAAGTTTGAAGACCTTATGCGAATCCTTTCTGATGAAGGCAAGGACAAGGAGGAATCCGAAGAATCACAGGTGAATTTGTTTGAACAAAAATCCAATGAACTGACAATAGATTACCTGCGTGCACAGATGGACCGCCAAAGGGAGGAAATAGAGGGACTTAAACAAGACCGTGAGCAACGGAAAATATTCAGTTACGTGATATTTGGATTCATGTGCATATATATGTTGATTTCTCTCGCTCTTGTGTTCTTGGACGGATACGGGATAATATTCTTGTCAGACAAGGTACTTATAACCTTACTTACCACATCGTTGGCCAATGTGATAGGGATATTCAATTTTGTTGCAAAATATTTGTTTCATCCTAAAAAATGAAAATAGTCCCTTGCATCAGGGGAATAGTAGTCAAGCCATACGAAACCATTTCGTTAACCAAGCGGCAATCCCACATAAACAAGTCGGGGTTGCCGCTTTTTCGTTGCCACAAAAGGAATGGAGAGATGAATAGATTTTTTAAAGTGTTCTGGCCTTGGCTGATGGTGCCGGTGTTCTGGCTCGTGGTCGGCCTGTTATTGTTTGCCATGTGTGGATGTGCACGGGTACAATATGTTCCGGTGGAAACGGTCAGGGTGGACAGCGTGTATGGTGTACGTTGGTTTTCGGATAGTACTTTCCTCAAAGATTCTATTTACATAGAGTTGAGGGCGGAGAGGGACACAGTGTATAGGACAGAATATAGGTATCGGACACATTGGAGAGACCGCGTGGTGCATGACACATTGGAGACGGTCAGGGTGGACAGTGTATCAGTACCGGTTCCGGTGGAACGTAAGCTTTCGCGGTGGGAGGAAACCAAGCTGCATTACGGAGGCTTTGCGCTTCTGGCTGTGGTTGTTTGTATCCTTATCGGATTCGGAAGGTTTGTGTACAAGCTAAAAAAGTAACGTTTGCTCCTTCGGGGACGGGAGTATAAAAAAGCCCCCAACGTTCCTTGCATTACCACATGACAAGACGCGAAAATAGCTCGCGCGTTGAGGGCTTTATGTCTTCATCGCGAGCTATTGTTGTATATAAACGCCTTGTCATGTGGTTTGACAAAGGTATGAATAAAAATTGAATATTGTATGTGTAAGGCAGATATTTTTAATGAGATTATTCAGGTTGTCAGCAGGGAAACGGAGATTGCACCCAAAGTCATATTGTCGGGAAGCAAGGAAGCGGAGGTCGTCGATGCGCGTTACTTGCTTGTGTATTTCCTTTTTAAGGAGGGCTTCTACCCTTCCCAGATTGCATCATTGGTCGGCAAGACGAAACGGGCGGTAAACTATATGCTGTCTAATTTTTCTTCGCGTGTGAGGTGTGGGAAAATGATGGGAATATATCGGGAAAGAATCGGGAATGAGTTGGGAAAGAATTGATTTTTTTATTTGCCATGTATCCATATTTTTGCTGTACGGTTGACATTGACCGGATTAAATGAGTTAATTATGGATACAGAGAAGAAAGAAATCGTAGAAAAGAAAGTTTACGAGGACGGTAAGAAGGAGTATGCTTCTAAGAGTATGGCTGGAACAGCGTTGGGGTTCGGTATTGCCGGAACAGCGTTGGGTTTGTGGGGTGCATCCCGTAGAAGCGGATTGGGAATCGGTGGCGGCATGCCTGAAAACGTGAATATCAACACCGTCAGTGATGCCATTGCAGGACGATCCGGTGCGGCTCCTACAGCCTTTCAGGCGTGGGAAAAGGAGTGTGAGGATGCCATCGCATTAACCAACACCATTTGGGGGTTAAAAGTGAACACCATGGAACAGATGTACGCCCACCGGGATACGGACGTGGCTGAAAAGTTCGGCCTGTGGAAATCTCAAGTGGAAGGAGACTTTGGAAATTATAAGGCTTCCCGTGACTTGTATGACCACATGAGCGAAAAACTGAATACGGCTGCATTCGGACTGTACAAGGGACAGAGAGACTTGTATGACACGCTCAACGAGCGTTACTCGGAGAAGTTCTGTGAATTGGATAAGAAAGTGTATGGCATGGAAATCGCCAACCTTTATCAAAACAAGATTATCCAAATGGGATTGGAAGGCGTTTTGAAAGAAAGCATGTGTTATACCGACCGTAAGACTTGTCGTGCCATTTATGGTGTGGTAGGTTTGCCGAGCACACCGACAACCACGGTATTGGAGGGTGCAAACCCTTTCGGATGCAATTGCGCACGTCAACAGGGCACAGCGCCGACGGCGTAAAACCGGCACGCAGAAAGAAGCGTTAGTGGTAAAGCCCCTTCGGGGGCGATACCACTTTCTACTAAAAACCACTAACAAAGATATTATCATGGGAATATTTGAAAATGACCCGTTATTAGGAAACCGGCCGAGTTTGGAACAACTTGAACGGCAGAATGAAATGTATGCACAGAAATTGCAAGAGTTAAGGAATATGCCTGTACACTCCGTTTCACAACAACAAGGAACATCCACACCGTTATGGGATGAGATAGACAAGATTGTATCTTCTCTTAACGAGCAAGAAAAAACGGTATTGGTGAATAACAAAGAATATTATGAAAACAGTGTGGCTATTCAGGAAATGGTAAACGCAGAAATCCTTATTCTTGTCAAGGGACGGATAGAAGCTTCACCGGAAGGAAAAGCTATCTTGGAACAACAACTTTCATTTGTGAAGAAGATGTCAAGGGCAGCCAAGGAAGAAACAGCTAAAAGGGATGCACTGTTTCGGGAATATATGACGGAACACAGTGACATGACCTGGCAGGAGTTCATCGATATGAAAAACGGGAAACCTAAAAAGAAATAATCATGGAAACATCGGATGTTATAAAATTGAAAGAGGGAATAAAAGAAGCCCTAAAAAATTGGACTGGGAGTAAGATTGATGCTCTATTTCCCAAGAAACCACAAACAAGGGTCATACTAAAGCGTGGACTTTACAATTACCTTGAGAAAGAAGATTTAAAAATAAACGGCATGGTGGAGCGTATCATGCTTTTCGTGGGTGATGAAAATGGAGTGATTAACACAGACACTGCCATTGACATGCTTATTGACTTATTCAAGGAAATGGATGTGCAGGAATATAAAATAGGGATTATTCCCATTACCGTAGGTAAGGGTGAATTTGTGCTGAATCTTCCTCATAATCCACTGTTAGACATGCTTGTCGGTGAATTGGGAAAAGTGACAATAAAAGCGGAAGACATACTCGAAATGAAAAAAATGTTTGTTGAGGCATAATATCTCAATATGCAAGAAGAAAATTATATAAATGAACTGATTGACAGAACCGACAATATTCCGTATATGGATTATTGCCGGTTGCTGTCGGTACTGTATTGGAATTTGTGAGGACCAATACTATTGTTCATTTTATCAATCCATAAATTTTCAGCCATGACAGAATCTTATTGTAGATGAACTCCACATCATTACGGAAGTTCATATAGTTGTACTGATAAAGAAAGACCAAATCCGCACAATTATTAGAAATTGTGCTTTTAGCCTGAATGCCTAATACATTGGATAACTCGTTACGCAACCCGGAAGCCATCTTATCGCCTGCCAAAGAGGATGGAGAGTAAAGATATAATATAATGAAGATGAACTTTTTCCGTTGCATTACTGTACTTATACCTTCATCGGAGTTTTTACAAATGATATTAGTGAACGTTTTATAAATTAGGGGAATAAGCTTCTTATCTGATAGTATCGGTTTTATTAAGATGTTTTCTTCTTTGGACAAATCCGATTTTACGCTTCTGATTTTCCTAATGCGTTTGATTTTATCAAAATCCAGTTCCATGACACGATTATTTAATTAGAAATCCGTATATTTGTACCTAAATAATCGTTGGGGGCCTGCTTGGTCGTGCGGGCTGGCTCCCTTTTTTTATTTTCCATTTGTCTCCCGTCCCCACCGCATTGCATTGTAGAGTGAGGTGGCATAGAGTTTCACTTCCCAATTTTTGGTAAGATATTCGTTACCAAGGGCTGCAAGACTGGCTTTGTACCAGAGGTATTCATTTCTTTCAAGTTTCATATATTCCTTTATTTGTCCGGTTCAATAAATTCGACATCGTAGAGTTCACAAAGTTGCTCGAATGTAGCTTCCTCTAAATCATGGTCGAAGATGTGGAAACACCCAAAGTTGTAGTCGAAGTTCTGACCGTCACAGAATGTTTGCTTTTTCGCGAGCGCACATTCTTTGCTTTCCAAAGAGAAGCATACGATTTCGTATCCTTTATCAAGGAGTTGTTTAAGCCGGGGATAGTCCTGACTAGTGGTGTAGAATATCATCATAGACTGAATTATGTAAAAATAACAAGAGAGCATCATCTTTCGTTGATGCTCTCTATATTAAAAGAATTCCTTAGTTGTTCTTTCTATTTAATTCTGTCGACTACAATATGCGCTATTTCTACAAATTCATCCAAACAGTCCTTTACATATTGATAATGAGCACCTATAACGCCATCATTACTGGTAAGCTCAAATACCGGTTTCTTCGCTTCTTGAGCTAAAGGAATTAGACTATGATAATTTCTAAAATCCGCAATTTTATAATCGACTCCACCAATAACCAAATCTAAGGGGGACAACCTTTCCGAAATTAACGGCTCTATAAGGTATTGTTGAATATATGCAGGAATCTGGTTACTCCAATTCTGATACGCTTTTGTCTTGCGCTGCCTATATACATTGAATTGATGTAAAATATATCCTGAAAATTTAGGCTCGCCTTTAGGGATGTCGAAATTATTCACTCGCGCTCTTTGCTTAGCAAAATTATAATCGTCAATCCACTGTGCAAATACTCTTCCTATATTTTGAGTGCCTCTTAAAGAAAACAAATCAGGAATCATAGGTATAATAAAGTTATCGCAACTCAATATAACAGAACGATTCAATGATCCTAAGTTAGGACCTAAATCGACGAGGATATAATCTATCTGATTTGATTCTCCGAACTCTTTTACCATCCTCAACAATGAGGATGTTACACGGAAACCTCTTTCTTGCGCTGCCAATATTTGCGTCCACGCATTAGACAATTCTCCTTCAAAGTCCGACAATAACAAATCTCCTATAAAAATCCAAATTCCTCTTCCGGGAACATGATAAGGAGTAACAGTCTTTACATCTCCAGCACCAGTAACGATTGGCTCAATAGCTTTATATAAACTATTGCCTTGTTCTCCCCAAGCCTCTTCGATAATGTTTTCCGAACAGATATGAGCAGTCAAGTTACATTGGGGATCTAAATCGACAAAAAGTACCCTTTTCCCAATTTGTTCTAAAGCGTACCCTAAATGGAAAGTAAAGGTCGTTTTCCCAACACCGCCTTTATTATTGAAAAAAGCTATTGTTTTCATAAATGACAAATTTAAAATCGCACCAAATATACAAAAATATTTGAGTAAGCGATTTGATTATACACTATTTAATTCTTTCAATTCTTCTCTTCGTCAATCATCTTTTTTATCTTGGCTGCATCTTCGTATTTCTCCTGTTGGATACAGAGAGCCAAAATATGATATAGCATATCGAGATGTGTGGTGTCGTGTCTCGACTTGACCCAGCGCATGAAGTTAATTGTCTCGTCCAGCCTCTTTCCCATCTGATTAATTATGCGACAGACAAACCATACGAGGAAGCATAAAGCCAAGCTGTTCACTACGAAGAACAGGGCTTGCAGGATAAAATTCAGGGATGTTCATTTTAAAACCCGCCTTCCTTATATTTGGTTATACATTCATCCAATTGCTTTTTGGCGTCTTCCACAATCTTTTGATATTGCCTGATTTCTTCAATTTCATTTTCTGATAATTTAGGACAACCTTTGAGCCATGAATGGTAGTTACAACCGTTTATTCCGAAGAAGGAACATTCTGTGTTATAGTCATACCATTTCAGCAGTTCCCCTTCTGGAGCATCCTCTTTGAGGTCGGTGACTATCACGTCCATGTTGAAGTAATAGTCGCCACAACACACTATTTCGCCCACGCATCCGGCTACCCAACTTTGCTTCGCATCCTCATAGTCGAAGCCGTGCTTTTCGCAGAAGGCTTCGAGCAGGGTGTTGCAGGAATCGTAGTAATTGTTCAATAATTGGTTATTCTTCATCGCTTCCTCCTTCCAGTAGTTCGGGGTTGTCGTGGATGTTACCATTTTTTTCCATTAAATAATCACACAACCATTCGCCCAAAGGTCTTATACCCAAAATCGCTTCATATTTGAATCGTATGCACCATGCGCCAACCTTATTATTCCATCCGACAACGCAAACAAATTCTTTATTGTTGTGATAAAATTTGAGTATATCATCTTCGTAAATCTCCTTCCCGTTCTTGTCATAAAATAAGGAGAACTGCCCGACGGTTTCTGGATTAACTTGTATTGAGGATAGGTCAATAGAATTTATGTCGTTTATGTAATCTTCGTCGGCGAGGTAGCCATACACCCATTCGTCATTGTCGATTCTTTTTCCTCTGAATTTGATTATCCGTTTCATTTCTGTCCTCCTTTCTTTTTTAGTTCTGCCACCAAAGCGTCGGCATATATCACAGATTTTTCTATAACCTTTTTTTCTGCATTGGAAACACCTTCATAACACGTAATTAAAGACTTCATCGCAGCTATGGCCGCCTGTATGCGGACTTGATTCCAGTCGATGGTGTCTTCGCCATTGGTTTGTAAAAATTCAAGTTCCGACTGGGAATAGTAAATTCCACTGCAATCATCGCTTATATATACTCGTTCGATACCGTTTTTACTAATCACGCGTTCTCCCGTTTCGTGGACATTCACTATATGCCCGTTTGATTTTATTCTTGCTTTCATATCCATTTTACTAATTCAAACTCATATACCCACACATAAGGATTGCTTTCCCATGTGCCTTTGCCGCTTATCTTGTCTATCAAAGCAGCGTAGGCTTCACGGGGTGTATCAAATAATTCCCCTGTTGAACACCAAGAAAAACCTTCTTGCTCATAGTAATTAATCCCCTCTGCCATACAATCAACATCAGATATATCCTGCAATCTCTGTATTCTTACTTTGGTTATGCGGATGCGGTGAAGCATATAATCTGCCCTGACAAACATCTTGTTGTTCCAACCTGCAAGTTTTGTTGGTTCAACACCTTCAAACTCCAGACAATCGTCCCATAAAGCTCCATAAGACATGTCTTTATAGCTTCGTGCAATGGCAACGATTTCATTAACTAAGTATACCGGTTGAACATACATCGGTACAAAATCATAGTCTTCCTCATCATAAATGCGAACCTCAACACCTAAACGATAGTCTTTTGCCCCTGTGATTTTAGGTTCTCCAACAATCTGTCTTTGTATGTTTTTAGGGATAGTTATTATCCTCCTTGTCTGCGTCTTTCTTCCTTCCAATACGGCTCGTGTCAAGTCGTATTTATCTGAAAACATAATCTTTTTCATGCTCAATACTTTTTGTTCCCGTGTTTATACGGGCGGAGTTCGTTATACTTCATTTTCTGTTCGATGTGCCACTCAATGTCGATACCTTTTTCTTGGCAATACCTTATTATGGAAGCCAATACAGCACAGATTTTCGTTTCTACCGTATGTTGCTCTTCTGTTATTATTCCGGTAAGAACATAGCATATTTCCGAAAACATAACGTTCTGTTTCAAACTTACCAAATCGTCAACAAAATCGTATGCAGCAGACAAATCATATTGCCTCAGTCCTGCCAAATCCAACAAGCGTATCACGGCATCGGAAAGTTCGTCCTCCACGGAATCTTTGATGTATTCGTCAAAAGCGACCTTGTAAGCATGATCCGGGTCTGTTGTGAAACGACATATAAAATCTTCAAATGGTGTCCTGAATGCGTGCATTCTTTTCCTGTCAGCTTCTACGGCTTCCATTAGCTCTGAGATTACCAAGCAGAGGAAGTGTTCATTACTATATTCTTCCTCGTGCCAGCCGTGTTTGCAGGCCGTCTTGTAGGCACGGTCTCTCAGTTCGTTCAAGTTCATGGGTCAATCCTCCTTGTTTTCGTTTTTGATATTAATGAAACTATTATGGCTAAATGGAAAGGGAATACAAATAATGAGTATTACCGTACCGATCCAATGAAAAAAGTCCTGAAATATAAATTCCAATATGTCTAACATTTATTATTCCTCCGTATTAGGTAGTAAATCTTCGATGTATGCCCAACGTACATAATATTTCATCATATATTCCCAATGTGCAGGTGTCTCATCAATAAAGTGAATCGTTCCTGACTTATGTTTCAATAAAATGGGAAGTATTTTAAAATTAGGCTTCTCTTCCATGTTGTGCCACACGGAATTTATGCGCCATTTGGCACCACTGACAAAAGCCTGTTTAACGTCTCTAACTTCTGCATAATCGCTGTCCTCAGCTTGGGCGGTATATGTTGCCACTACTTTTTCAATCTGTTCTTTTGTCATATTAATCGCCTTTCTCCTTAATCCGTTCCAAAACATCCCTATTAGCTTCTAATATTTCATCAAAAGAAGGAATAGGTTGTATTTTCAGATTATTCCACCTTTCCACTAACTCATCTATGCTTTCATATAGTTGAGTACCGAGAATTTCATAAGGATGTGTAGCGATTGGGCATATTTCTTCATTAGGTTGCTCTTCTTTTATTTCGTGCCTTAAAGCAAAATATAATCCACTATAAGGTCTAGTCAGGTAATCTTCATCATGTATATTTCCTTCGCTGTCACATATAAATATACTTGGTGCTTCGCCACAAAACGGACATGGTTTTAATCTTTCGTCTTTCATATTTTTCATTGTTTTATCCTTTCATGCGTCCTAAAAAACACAGTTCAAATACATCTTGGTACCAGTCTATAACAGAAAATTCCAACATGGCATTTTCATCCGCAAGGTCGTTTATTCTCAATAGCGGATAATGTACTCCGTAGGGGTCTATATAATATTCTTGTGAAATATCATCCATAATACGTTTATTATCTTGTTTGCCAAAATAGAAATTAAGGCTTTTCAAAATGTGTTCTGTCACGTAATCCGGACTCCACATAGCTATTTCTTGTCTTCTTAATGCGTACTTCATTATTCAAATCAGTTTAAGTGCTTCGAGTATTCCTGCGTTGAGGGCTTCTTCGTAGATTTTATACATAGTTGAACGTCTGTCCGCCAACCCTATCAAATCGTGACGTGGGATTGTCAGGATGTCATAGCCATAACAGTTATTGCAATAGTAACTTATTTCCACGTGCAAGCATTTTTCTTCCCTCAGCCATTTCTGCGCTTCGTACAAGGTGGGTGTTGGATGTTTTAGCACATTTGTGTTTATATAAGAATTGCACTCAAACAAACCATCTCTTGTATAAAAAGCCATACAATCTTCATCAAACCCTTTTTCCTTCAGCAGCTTCGCCACTTCAAGACTAACGTAATCTTCTTTGTTCATAAATATTCTCTACATTTAAATCCTTTTCTCGGTTCAAAATCTTTAAATTCACAAGTTCTAAATATCCACTTTTTATTCACCCATCCTGCTAAGTCCTTTTGCCATTGAGGGAGGACCTGCCGTGGGTTGTTTAAATCTCTATACGGTTGGGCGTGTGGTAGGTACCTACGTCCTTTATTTCTCCAATGATTCACCCGATTAAATGATTCTTTAAAATCGTCAAGAAGGATGCAATAAAAGAAATATTCACCCTTGTAACCGTACTTTTCTATTAAAGCCGTGGCGCGTTCACATTCAACTATCTGCTTTGGTGTATCGCAGCCGAATCTTATACGTTTTATCCATTTGACCTTAGCTAATAGTTTTGCAATATCATCCGTAACTAATCGTGCGTCTAATCCTTGATTAAAATCTACATGTAAATTCAAACGGATAATCTTTTCTATCTGACCTAATCCGTAATCGGAAGCAAGTATATTATTGTCCATGAGAATAATATTTTTTCGCCCTTCTATGGCTATTTCCTCGATGTCCATATAAGGCCGTATGTTTCCCTCTTTTTTGGGTACGACACACCATTTGCATTTATTGGGGCAACCACGTGTAAGAAAACCGTAGGCTGTTTTATGGTCTATGGAGGAGTATAAGCTGTAATCAGGTTGCATTCGGTCGATTTGTTCCAGCAGAAGCTTCTGTATATCATATCCTGTTCCGCCTTTCTCTATGCAATCCGCATTGTTTATGTATTGATGGTAACCTTCCGTAAATGAAAATACTTTCGCCATATACAATTTATCATAGTGTTCAAACGGGTTATACCATTCCACCCTATTGCCTTGCTTTTTGTGCCATGCACTTATCTTCATAAGAGCAAGGTTTGGATAATTGCTATCTACAGCCAATAAACCTATATTCATAAATCAAACAGTTCTTTTTGTACATATACATCGCCGTTTTTCAGTTCTATTTCGCCCAAACACTCTTCCCTAAAGCGTTTTTCCTGCGCATTGAAATATTCTTTATCTATTTCAGTTCCCCAAAAATCAAAACCCATTTTATAGGCGGCTATCCGGCTGCTTCCGCTACCCAAATGGGTATCGAGTATCTTATCACCGGGACGCGCAAACTGACGAAATAAATAGGAATATAATGATATCGGTTTTTGTGTAGGATGAAACTTTCCTCTGTCTATATCACCACCTCTATTGGAAATGGTTATATGTTTTGCAGGCTTATCAAAGGAAGTCCAAGCAAATTCACATTGAGAAAAGTTTTCCCATACCTGTTGTTTGTCCCAACACACAAAACACCGGGTCGGTGGTAATGGAAAATAATTACCACCCCATATTATCTGATTCCTGCTGACCCGAAAAAGTTCATCAAAATATTCTTGATTTGGACGGATATCCCATTTCTGAATATTTCCACGATTTAGACTTCTATCTTTTAGTTTACCTCTTCCGTGTGTACTTTTCTTGTCCAGTCCGTATGGTGGATCTACTACAGCCAACTCAAAGAACTTGTCAGGAATAGATTTCATGTATTCCATGCAGTCCGTGTTATATACTTCACTTATTGGCATAATTCTATTGCTTTAAATATCTCATAGGCTACCTGCGGAACTATTGCGTTTCCGTAGGCTTTCACGGATTCTTGCCTACATTTAGAAAAGGTAATACCGTCCAATCTACCGGAAATCCCATCATCTCCGCTACAAATCGGGGGTTGAGTTGGGAAGTTTTCCCATATAGATGTGCTATATTGTGGTTTAAATTGCTCATCCGGCTTATCCCGTCTTTCCGGTCCTTGGTCGTTCCTGTATTTTTGTCGCTTGCTGTTGGAGTAGGAAGAATCCCATTTACCGCCATGTCGTTTAGTTCCACTGTGTACCCTTTCTCTATTTTCCGATTCATCCTTACACTGCCCATACGTGAACCGTTCCTGTAATCTCTTGCCGTCGGGGTCGGTAACATCCCGTGAAAATCCATCCAATCCGTTAAACCGTTCGGGCGCGTCTCTCCATTTTTCCGACTGTGGAAAGTATTCCCGCCCGCAGCTTTCAGCTCTTTCACCCTCTTCTCGTGCCTTATGTCGATCGCCATCGGAGTAGGTAGTAATCCCATCTTTGCAGCCATAGCAATAGTCGGCCTTTCTTTCGCATTCGGAGATAAGCTTTTGTTTATTCGTCCAGTTCCTGCATCTATCGCGGTTGGGGTTGGAAGCAGGCCGAACGCTGCCCCCGATGATAGATTGTTCAACTTCGTTCCAGTCCTGTCTTTCAGCCTCGCGGCCTGCTTCATGGGGTGTTCTACTATTTCTACAGCTCTTGGGGTGGGTAACAAGTCTTGCAATAAACCAAATTCTATCCCTTCTGTGCGGCGCTCCGACGGCACAAGCCGGAATAAGTAACGGTTGGACGGCGTATCCTTCACGTTCAAGGTCTCTACAAATGGTTTCGATAACATATTCTTGTCGGTGCAATACTCTTTTTCGGTAATCCTCTCCGAATAGAGAGGCCTGACCTCCCACTTCAACCTCCGCGCCGGGCTGTACCATCGTGAGGATTCCAGCAACATTCTCACCAACGACCCAAGTGGGTCGGATTTCCCGTATAGCTCGGAGCATTTGAGGCCAGAGGTAACGGTTATCATCCGCTCCTTTTCTTTGTCCGGCCAAGCTGAAGGGCTGGCAAGGAAACCCTCCGGAAAGTACATCGATTCTCCCTCTCCATTTGGAAAAATCCGTCCTTGTGATGTCTGTATAGTGCTCTGCATCTGGAAAATGGTAATTTAAGATTTTGGTACAAAATTCATTTATCTCGCAATGGAAGGCATTATGCCATCCCATCCATTCGGCGGCAAGGTCAAAACCGCCTATGCCGCTGAACAAACTTCCGTGGGTAAACATTTAACATCTATTGTTTTTTCTGTAAAACTATATCGCTTTCCGTATCTTTTTCCTGCGGTTAGCCCACACGGCCGAATACGACATCCCCATCTCATAAGCTTGTTCCATGACAGTCATGTTACGGAATTTTGGGGAATGGTATTCTTTGGCTTCCGGATATTTCTGTGTCAGGCCGTAAGCGGATGCCTTCTGGTAGATGGAACTGAGTGAATGCCGGGACAAATACACGGCAATATCGTGTGTGGGCATGAAGCCGTAGTTCTTTTCCAAGAAATGAAGTTCGGCCGGCGTCCAATGGTTTATGTGTTTTGTTTTCATCGTTTTTTGAATCTAATCTGAATGAATCCTCTTTTTTCCGTTTCTCTCAACAGATCCATATCCTCATCCCGTATTTCGACCTGAGTTTCCTTGTTGACGGTCATGCCCCAAGGGATGCCGAAACGCTTCCTGATGCGGGCGCGTATGGATTCGTCTTTCGTTACCCAATAAATAGTCAGTTTCATGGTGGAGTGAGTTGTCTGAGGGCTTCTTTGTCGCCATCGGCGGCACGCTGTTTGATTGCAATGTATTCAGGATAAGTCACGCCTTCAGTTTTTTCTGCCGGATAACGTTCCCTGAACCTATCCGCATATTTCATAGTTTCAGTTTCAGCAGCTATTGTACGATGTTCATCATATTTTTTAAGCCAGTTGATAATGACTTCACCATCCATGCGACCGTATATTTCTCCGAACTTCCCCATTTTCGCCATCTTGAAAAACAGTTTGAAATCGTATTGCGTGTAATAAGGATAGATTTCAAGTATGAGGTTGATGGTATCGGCTACTTGTACTGCATCCATCGAGCCGTTGACGGAATAGAAGCGCAGGAAACTGTTCATCCACTTGACCATGATGGCTTGTAACTTTATTGTTCCAATCTCACGGGCTATTTCCACCACAGGTAACTGTGGAGCATTGAAGACATCACGAATATTCATGGGATTAATGCTGTCCCAATATTGCATCGGCGAGGTTTTCAAGAGACTGGCGGCTTGCTGCTTTGTCTTGGGAAGTTCGTCCACAGGTATAAGTCCCTGTGGGTTGTACTGAATAATTCGGTTTTCCATTGATTTTTTCTCTTTTTTCCCACGTGGCGAGCCGCTTGCCGACTTCCCATGTGGTTTGTTGTTCAAATCTCATCTTAGTCTCAGACTTATTCATTTCCGACCAATAGTCGAAAAAGTCACGTACCATGTCACGACCGTACCTTTCCACGTAGGGGACAAGGGATTTATAAAAGGCATCCTTACGGGAGAGCGTAGCGGCTTTAGCCGCGGCAAGTTTTCTTGCCTGTTCGGCTTTCTTTGCCTCTACGTCAGTAGAGGTTTCTTTAGTTTTCTTTCTCTTTACTTTTACTTTACTTTGTGTACTCCTGTCGTCAATAACCTCGTTTTTGTATGCAATAACCTCGTTTTTGCATTCAGAAACCAAGTAATCGACTACATATTCAATTTCTTCACGCCTCGTTACTGCACTTTTGAATCGGTTTTGAATACCATTTGAAGTGAGGATTTTATATTTATCAAACATCTCCTTATTGAAGAATCCTACTTGTATCGCTTTCTTTACCACTTCCTCCACTGCACCCTCGGTGGTACCAATAGTATCAGCCACCACAAAAGGCAAATTCTCGTCCCACGTGATATAATACCCTTTATCTCTGTAGATATTACACAGCAGGCAGATTAGTATAGAAGTCGAAGCCGGACCACAAGCCCTCGATATTCTCCGTATCTTTACATCTGAAAAAAAATCCGTATCAAAAGAAAAGTATTCAAGACCTTGTTTAGTCGGTCTTGCCATGATTTATCCTCCAAAGATGAAATTCCTCCATAGTCATATTGCTTTTCTGTATGTTGCACTTCTCGCATAATACTTGAAGATTGTCCATTTGCGTAAAACCTCCCCTTGATACAGGAAATATATGGTCTACACATAATTTCTCTGTGCTTCCACAAACAGCGCATATCTTTCCATCCCTATCGAAAACCTTCCTCTTAATACTATCATTAAGCATCATGGCTTCTTCTCGAATGGCTTCACTCATTCTTGCGCTTATGCCATGTCTTTCACGAAATAAATACATATCCCTGCCACTCAAAGGCATACGTTTTACCAACGTGCCATCAAGCGCGTAAATGGTCTTGTGCCTGTTTGCGAAAGATTTCATTCTTTTATATGATGGGGAAGGACTATCCATCACATCACCATCATCAGAATAGAATGACCTAACTACCTTACCGTTCACGATAAGGTTCAATAATGACAACTCTTTAGTTGTCAGTTTACTTAGTCCTCTTTTCATAAATTCTTTCCTTTTAAAATCTCACATTGGTTAATTGCCTGTAACCGGAATATACAGCCCACTTTCCGTTGCCGCCGTCCACAAGGCGCAAATCCTTGACTTCCCCGAAACGCTTAATGTTTCCGCATAAATCAACAATCCAACCTGCTTTCTTACTTGGATGGGGACGGATGGCGCGTCCGACTATCTGATACCACAGTGCCAAAGACATTGTGGGGCGTGCCATAACAATTGTATCAAGTTCTGGATAGTCAAATCCGGTGGTCAATACGCCCACATTGGCCACGACAGGTATTTCGCCGGCCTTGAACGCTTCGAGAACCCTTTCACGTTCTTTTTTCGGTGTTTCGCCAGAAACGATGGCCGTGCCCGGAATACTCCATGTGAGCCGTTCGGCCTCTTTCAGGAAACGGGTGAATACCAATATGCCTTTGCGCCTCACTCCACTCTTCGGGTTCATAAGCCTTTGGACAATATGGACAAGATAACCGTAAAAGTCTATCCGTTCATATTCTCTGATTACCGATTTATCGGTATAGTCGGTGCCATTGGTGTTCACTTTCAGGTTGAGTTCGTTCCATCCGATAGGATTCATGGCGTAGTAGTCCAGTTTCGCCAGATAGCCCATATCGAGCAAAGTAGAAATCTGTACCTGATAAATGACTTCCGAAAAGATACATGGACGTGTACGGGTGATGAACTTTAACATAGAGCCGAAATCACGGCTTGAAGAAAGTCTATATGGTGTAGCGGTCAAACCAAGTACTTTGCATTTCAGAATCGAAAGGAATGATTTGTACATCCCTTCTTTGGGATTCACCAAATGGCATTCATCTATGATTATATTCTGAAAGTGCTGAAAAAGTTCAGGATGATTAATCACGCTGCCTATGGTGGCAAAGGTTATTCTTGAAATCTCCTTCCTTCCGAACGATGCTGAATAGATAGAGCAATCGAGTACGCCATACGAACATAGCTTCAGGTAGTTTTGTTCCAAAATCTCTTTCGAGGGCTGGAACACCAGCGTATGTCCGTTGAGCCTTGCCGCTATGTCGGCTATCACAAGCGATTTTCCCGCGCCGGTGGGCAGCACCATGATGGCGTTGTTCTTCTTCGCCTTGTTGTTGAAGAAGGAAACGGCAGCATCACTGGCCTGCTGCTGGTAATCACGTAATACATAACTCATATTCCTTTCTCCTTACTTAGTTTATCCCCCAAAGCCTTGTAATACTTCGTGAGTTCGATTAATTCAAAATCAGCATACTTGCGCATTTTATTCTTCATGGATTCCAGTATAAGGACGCGCTTTTCGCCATATTTGGTAATAAGTCCTTGACGGTATCCCTGCATGTTACCCTCCATGAAACGGTTACACTTCCGGCATTGGGCGTTGCAGTTCATTTCGTCAAACCGTGTACTCATGTGCTGCCGATTGATATAATGGCCACAGTCGGCTTGGGCGTATGGCTTTATCTGACCGCACGAGATGCAACGGAAATAGCCGTTCGGCATACAATCACGAAGCCGGATATAACGGCTGAAAACCTTGTCGAGTTTGGCTACCAAATCCGGCTTCTTCTTTATTGTTACCCCCGCTTTATCAAACAGAGGTAAAGGCTTGTCTTTCTTCTTAGCCTTTCGTTTTATGTAATATGGCATTATTTAAATCCCCATTCTTTCATGTAGTCAATGTTTTCAGGAAAACCCTCCACGGTTTTAGGACTTAGGAAAACCCTCTCACTTTGCAGTCCCCTGCCGCCCCATTCGGTTGGTGGGCATCGGTCATATTCGTCTTTATTGGATTCGCTTACGCTGAAATGTGGTTGGAATCCATAACCTTGTACGCCTTCTCCTAAAAGATGACCGAATTTCCGTAATGCCCATTCAAAAGCAATATCTTTATATAGGTAATGTTCTGAGAACACTGCCACATATATTTTATGATAAAAACTTCCTGTTTCAGTCAAATCCGGGTGACATCTGATACAGAAGTATTTAATGCGAGAAAGTATTTCTTTGACAAACTTCTCGTGTTTCTCACAGTCCTCTTTCGTGAGGAACTCTTTGCCATCGTCTGCGATGTAGACTGTTTTGGTTACTTCTTTCGTTTCCATATTTTTCTATTATTGGTTTACGCCTCATATAATACATATATCAATCCTTATAATCATTCATACTACCCCAGCCACCAAATATATCTTCATCACTCTCACAATTAAGTCGGGCACGTTCTATTTCCTTATTCATGGAATGTGCTAAACCAGTCAAATCTCCTAACGAAAGACTACCTAATGATGAACATTCTTGTTTCCTAATACTGTGTGTTATGGGTATTCTATATTTTTCAATACTATTGCATATTGAATTATTCTCTTCAGACATTTTGCATGTTGTATATTCACCATTGAATGTAAACAGTGTCTTTAACTTTTCAAATGCCTCTCTATCCCTTATGTGCTTGTACATAATTTCAACTGGGAAAGTCATTTGTAAGCGTTCTTTCTTAATCATTATAGCTATCGCATCATATAGAGCCTGTTCTTCATCGGTCAGCTTAAACCAATCGATATTCTCAAAGCACCACATGATATAACCTATATGGGTAAGTATGATATACTTTATCTCCTGTCCTTTATACTTTCCAAATGTCAATTTCCGCTCTTCTTGCATAATGATTCTATTATTGGTTTACATAATTCAACAACCCGCTTGCAATCCTCCACATCGAACATGCCGATGTGGCAGGCTTCACGGGGGATATTCAGTTTCATTGAAAGCCACAGATAAGCCTTGTTCCTGTTCGACGTGTTCGGGATGTGCTTCTTCCAGATCTTGTTTATAAGATTGGTTTTGGCTATCTGGTCAAAATAGAAGTGGGCTTCTTTCTTGGCTTCTCTAAGCTCGGCATTCGCCAAGCGTCCTAATGCTTGATCCGTGCCTTTGTGGACACCAACGTATGCCTTGCAATCACAGCAGAGGTAAATCATGCCATAGGAACGTCCGTATATAACGGAACTGTCTACGTATTCGGTAGGCTTGCCGCAATAAGGGCAAATCTTTCCTGTCAGGATTTCGTTCAT